GATTAGCGCAGCGGCAGCGCGGATCCTTTACACGGATTAGGTCACTGGTTCGATCCCAGTATCGCCCATTATAAATACCTAAAAAGTATTGGTGTAATGGAAAAACTTTATAAATTATTAAGTGATACTCAGGCATCACTTTTTTTGCTATTCCAAAAAACTTGGGTATATCACTGGCATATTGTAGGACCTGACTTTAAACAGATTCACGATTTGTTTGGGGACCAATACGCAGAAATTCAAGAAGAAGTTGATCGTATCTCAGAACATATGAGATTTTTGACTATTAAACCTATCAGCTCTTTATCTAGAGTTCTGGAAGTATCTGGTGTTGAGGAAGCAAAAACTAATATTTCTGAAATGGAAATGATTAAAGATTTACTTGAGGGACACAAAAAGATTATAGATATGTTAGGTGAAGTTGCTGAAGAAGCAGAAGCACAAAAGTCAAGAGGAACTGTCAATCTTGTTGATGATTTAAACGAAGCACACGGCAAGTTCGTTTGGATGCTTCGTTCATTTACTGAATAATTAATTATAAAGATGGAAAACTTAAAAATTAGATGTAAGTCTTGCGGAAGTGAGATAGAAGGAAAGTCTGGAAAAACAGTTGCGTGTGGATGCCCTAATATGGCAACCATTCGCAATAATGAAAATGTTGCTGCACTTGACTTATCAAAGGTTGTTATGATAAACTATATGAGTACCAAAGAAAAGTCTACTGTTCTTACGAATGAAGACCTTGCCTTCCAAGAAGCAAGGCGTCAGCGTAAAGTAAGACGACTTGATTTTGATGTCCGTTGATAGTTTTTATTGGAAGATAGCACCGATGGTTGGTAAATCGCCTTGAAAGCGATGCCAGGTTCACGCCTGATAGTTCGATTCTATTATTTTCCTTTTAATTGAAGACTATATAAAATAACGGGGTGTAAGTCAGAGGTAGACGGTTTGCTTTGGGAGCAAAAAGACACTGGTTCGATCCCAGTCACCCCGATTGCCAGTTTCATGACTGGCACACTTGACATAAGACTCAAATCATTCTATAATAACAAGGTAAACAAATCAAAGCGATGTCTCTGACTATCAAATTCAAGAAAGATATTAGTACTCTTCGTGCCGCAGCGAATGGTGATTTTTATCTTGATGTAAAGAATCCGAAACTTTACAAGAAAGTCCGTAAGTTCTATCAAAATGAAGGAGTTATTTTTTCTGACGACCCTCTCGATAATTATGATATTCTAATCGATTATATTGTCCAAGACCTTGAGACCGTTGAAGTAACAAAATGAAAAATCTAATCGAAGTTAAGTACCAATACGCAAAATTTCCAAATGCTCTTTTGCGTAAGTTTTTTAAGACACAAGAACAAATTGATATTTTTAAGCAACAACACTCAGATTATATTTACATCAACTAATGATTCAATCTAAAGTTATTCTTGAAAAGGAAGAATATCGGTTTGTTGAAAGGGGTATTATTGAACTTAATGGCAAACCTGATTATCGTCTTCAGAAAAAACACTATTATACAAAAAAATGGAATGACATCTATTTGTTTGATAATCAAATACAATGTTTGATTGCTATGGAAGATTTCCAATATGCCCGTTGGTTGGATTGTGATAGAGTTCCTTGTTATGTAAAAGATTATGATGATGAAGACACGGAGAGTCTCTAAAAGTACTGGTCGGTGATGAACCCCCCCTTTAGTCACGGAGAGACTCTAAAAGCACTGGTGGAGTCAAAATATGACCCTTCAATGCCCTTGTCGTATGGGCGCAATAAATGACGACTGGTGCGGATGGAGAATACTCCCGCCTGGTTTCTTATTTCCAGTCAAAGAATAAGTGGCGAGCCTAAAGACCCCAAAGAGGAGTTGCATAAACTCCTCTTTTTTGCTATAATAATATAAAATACTTTGTTATATGAAAGTTGCTTTAATTTCGGGAATTTCAGGTCAAGATGGATCATATCTTGCCGAACTTCTCCTAGAAAAAGGATATGAGGTTCATGGTATTATTCGTCGTGCCTCTCAAATCAATACGCAAAGAATAGATTTGATTTATGATCGAATCAAATTACACTATGGAGATTTGACTGACTCCACAAATCTTGTAAGAATAATTCAGCAAGTTCAACCAGATGAAATTTATAATCTTGGTGCTCAGAGTCATGTAAAAGTATCTTTTGAGATTCCTGAATATACTGGTCAAGTGGATGCTCTCGGAACTCTTCGTATTCTTGAGGCAGTTCGTCTACTTGGTATGGAGAGTAAAACCCGAATCTATCAGGCATCTACTTCTGAGATGTTTGGTAAAGTTCAAGAGATCCCTCAAAAAGAAACCACACCTTTTTATCCTCGTTCACCTTATGGAGTCGCAAAACTTTATGGATATTGGATCGTTAAAAACTACAGAGAATCTTATGGACTACATGCATCTTCTGGAATTCTTTTCAATCACGAATCCCCTAGAAGAGGAGAAACTTTTGTCACAAGAAAAATCACTAGAGGATTATCACGCATTTCAGTTGGGGAACAAGATATACTATATCTCGGGAACCTGAACGCAAAGCGTGACTGGGGACACGCTAGGGACTTCGTGGAGGCGATGTGGTTAATGCTTCAACAAGATGAACCTGATGACTATGTAATTGCCACAGGAGAGCAGTATTCGGTGCGTGAGTTCGTTGAGGAAGCAGCACCTTATTTTGGTATGAAGATTGAATGGATGGGTGAAGGTCTTGATGAGGTAGGATATGATTGGAATACTAAAAAAGCAGTCATTAAAGTCAATCCTAAATATTTCAGACCTGCTGAAGTAGAGACTTTATTAGGTGATGCCTCTAAGGCAAAGAAAAAACTAGGTTGGGAACCTAAAATTTCATTTAAACAATTAGTTGAGGATATGTGCATTTATGGACAATAGTATGTTTCATAAAATAGAAAAATGTAGAGTCTGTGGTAATAAACATTATTCCACAGTTTTAGATCTAGGAAATCAATATCTATCGGGAATTTTTCCCAAATCTGTAGATCTCGATATGTACCGTGGACCTTTAAAACTTGTTAAGTGTGATGAACTAACAGGTGGATGTGGACATGTTCAATTGGAACATACCTTTGATCTTCCTACGATGTATGGGGAAGAATATGGATATCGTTCTGGATTAAATGCCAGTATGGTAAAACATCTAAAATCTAAGTGTGAAAAAATTTCTAATTTTCTTGATCTAAAAGAAAATGATATTGTAATTGATATTGCTGGAAATGATGGAACATTCCTTGGATTCTTTTCACCAGAATTAAAACTGGTAAGTATTGATCCAACTTCTAAAAAGTTTTCAAAGTATTTCAAAGAACATGTAGATTATATTGCAGACTTTTTTACTGAAAAAACTTTTAGGAAATTTTTTGGAACTAATAATGCAAAGTTAGTAACTTCATTTTCAATGTTCTATGACTTGGAAGATCCCTGTCAGTTTGCTAAAGAGGTTAATTCTATTTTAGATCCCGAAGATGGAATTTGGGTTTTGGAGCAGAGTTATATGCCTGAGATGCTTCGTGCAAATTCTTTTGATACTGTATGTCACGAACATCTATCATATTATGGAATGCGACAACTAAAATACATCATGGATCAGGCAGGATTGAAAATTATTGATTTTCAATTTAATGATGTAAATGGTGGAAGCATTTCACTTGTAGTTGCAAATAAAGACAGTAAATATGAAGAGGCAACTCAAATGTTAAATGATCTTCTTCAAGAAGAATTGAATCTTAAACTTAACACTACTGAACCTTGGAATGATTTTTCTTTCCGCATTGAAGAATGTAGAATTAAGTTTTGGGAACTTATTAACAAGTGTAAAGAGGATGGATTAAAAATTGCTGCCCTTGGAGCTAGTACAAAGGGTAATGTGACGCTTCAAACTTGGGGTGTTACTGATGATGATATTAATGTTGTTGGTGAAGTCAACCCTGATAAAGATGGATCATTTACTCCAGGAACTTGGATACTGATTAGAAACGAAGATTATGTGATTGAAGAATATGATGTCTTTGTAGTTCTTCCTTGGCATTTTAAAAATTTCTTTATTAATAGTCCAAAGTTCAAAGGAAAAAAATTATTGTTCCCACTTCCCAACGCTGAAATTGTAATTCCTTGATATTATGAAAAAAGACTCTAAAATATTTGTTGCAGGTCACAGAGGACTTGTTGGATCAGCCATTGTGAGAAACTTAAAAGAAAATGGATATACAAATATTGTTACTAAAACTCGTCAAGAGTTGGATCTTTTAAATCAAAAAGATGTTCTTGATTTTTTTGAAGATCAAAAACCAGAGTATGTTTTTGATGCAGCTGCCCGTGTTGGTGGTATCTATGCAAATGACACATTCTCTGGAGATTTTATCTACGAGAACATACAAATTCAAACTAATTTGATTAATAGTTCTTATAAATCTGGTGTAGAAAAGTTCTTATTTCTTGGATCTGTTTGCATCTATCCCAAGTTTGCTGAAGTCCCGGTTAAAGAGGAATCTCTTCTTACTGGATATCTTGAACCGACTAATGATGCATATGCAATTGCTAAGATTTCTGGCATCAAAATGCTACAGGCATATAATAAGCAGTATGGATTCAAAGGCGTATCACTTATGCCATCAAACCTTTATGGTATTGGAGATAACTTTCATCCAAAAAATGGACATGTTATTCCCTCGATGATGCAAAAGTTTAGTAATTCTGACGGTAAATCTGTAACTTTTTGGGGTGATGGAACTCCAATGCGTGAGTTTCTCTATGCAGATGATCTTGCAGATGCCTGTCTATTTGCAATGGGACATTTTCAAAATGCTGAACTCATCAATATTGGTTCTGGTGAAAATGTAACGATTCAAGATCTTGCAAAGACAATTGCTGATATTGTAGGGTATACTGGAGACATTGAATGGGATACAACCCGTCCAAATGGAACTCCAAATCGCCCATTAGACTATTCTAAAATGACTGAACTTGGATGGAAACCAAAACATAATCTTTATGAAGGATTGAAGAAAACTTATCAATGGTTCATTGAAAATACTTATTATGATAGTTGCAAATAAAATTCTTTATATTAATAAGAAATCACTTTAATTTTATGATAAAAAATATTACAGATATTGGCATTATGATGAGTTGTTTTAATGAGGTTAAAGCAGTTTCATTTGCAATACAGAACCTACGTAAATTTTATCCAAAAAATAAAATTTATATTTTTAATGAAAGTAATGAGAGTTATGAATTTTTATTAGAAAATGATCCTAATATAAAAATAAAAAATGATAAAGACACAATGAGTTTTTATTATGAAAATAATGTTAGTGATGTATACTTACTTCCTGAATTTCAGATAAAAATTCAGGACGCCCTTTTAACTTTTTTAGATAGGATATGTCAAACTATAGAATATGCAGAGAGTGAGTATTTGTTATTGATGGATCCCGATGTTCTAATTAGGGGAGTATTAAATATACCTTCAAATACCAATCTTCTCGGATCACTTAGGAATAGTGGAGTTCCTTTATCAACAAAAAAAATATTAAGTGAGATAGAAGGTTCTGTAATCATAAACAAATGGGGAGCCACACCTGCAATATTTCGAGTAGAAACATTTAAAAAATCCTACGACAAATTTTTATCTACTCCAAACTTACTTGAAAAATTAACTAAATCGTGGAGTGCTTTCTATGCACATGATGTAATTATTCCAATTTTATTTTCTCTTGTAGGTGAAAGAGAACATTTAAACAATGATTTTACCGAGTGTAATACTGATTTTGATTGGCAAACAAACGGCAAAAAATTAGTTCACCATTATAAAAAATATTATGATAATGTTGAAGTAAACTTTCCATTCTTTAAAGAGGTATAAAAATGAATATTTTTATCGTCAATAATTCTGAAGAAAATTGTGGCGTTCATCAATATGGAAAAAGATTTGGAAATATTGCATCTAAATCTAAAAAGTATAATTTTATGTATTATGAAATAAATTCGGAATCTGAATTTATTTCAAAGTTTGATGAGCATAAACCGCAGGCAATAATTTATAATTATCTTTCAGGAACCATGCCGTGGTTAAGTGGTGGATTGATTCAGGCATGTAGGGAACAAGGTGTAAAACAATACACAATTGTTCATAACTCGCACTATCATGGATTTGATTATTATTTGCATCAAAATCCATATCATCCAAATGTAGATAATACAAATTTTGCCCTAGCAAGACCTTTGTTTGATTATAAATCAAGTAACGTAAAATCAAATGATGATATTCTACATATAGGATCTTTTGGATTTGGTCTTACATGCAAATATATTGATAAAATTTGTGAACTTATAAATGAACAATTATCTTATCGAAAAGTTCAAATCAATTTACATTTAACTGAAGCACATTTTTGTCCAAATGCAGATACAATTTCTTCAATTAAACAAGATTGTTTAAATGCTATTACTCATGATAATATAAAATTAAACACAACTCATAAATTTTTGACAAATAATGAGATGTTGGATTTTCTTTCTAAGAATGATTTAAATATTTTTTTCTATGAAAAATATCAACATTACAATGGCATTTCTTCTACGATAGACTATGCACTTTCTGTTAAAAAACCAATAGCAATCTGTAGGAGTAACATGTTTGCTCATATTTGGGATGTCCAGCCATCCATTTGTGTAGAGAATAATTCTTTGATTAATATTATCAACAATGGATTTAATCCATTGGAGGAAAAATACAATTCGTGGACAAATGAACAGTTTATACATACCTTAGAAACTATTATTGAAAAAACATTCGAGGTTTAATCATGACACAATTTTATGCTGATGCAAAGCAAGATCAATTTGTTGCAAATATTTTAAATTTTAAAAATGACGGATACTGCGTAGACATTGGTAGTAATCATTCTATTATTTCAAATAACACTTATGTGTTTCAAGATTCGGACTGGACATCTATTAGCATCGAAAGTGATGGAGTATATAATGAAAGTTATTCCACGAGAAAAAATGGAGTTCATTTAAATGAAAATGCTTTAGAAGTTGACTATAAAAAAATTTTTGAAGAGTATGAGTTTCCTAAAAGTATTGACTATCTTTCTCTAGATGTTGATACTGTAAGTTTAAGTGTACTTCGCATTTTGCCTTTGCACGAATACCGATTTAAAGTGATCACTATTGAACATGATCAATATTTATATGGGGATACTTATAGAGAACCACAAAGACAACTACTTCAGTCTCATGGATATCTTCTTTTGTGTTCTGATGTTTATGCTGAACAACCTGGATATGAGGGTAAAGAATGTCCTTTCGAAGATTGGTGGATTGATCCATCAGAATTTAGTGGGGAATTAATTGAAAAAATTAAATGCGATAAAACTCTCCCATCAGTAATTATCTCTAAGTTCTCTTAAGTAATAAAATAATGAAAGTACTTGTGACTGGCGGAGCTGGATTTATTGGATCCAATTTAGTTGATAAACTTATAGAAAAAAATTATGAAGTTATAGTAATTGATAATGAGTATTCCGATGCTCATGATCAATTTTATTGGAATGATAAAGCAGAAAACTATAAGTACGATATTCGTGATTACGAAAATACCCGTTCACTTTATGATGGAGTTGATTATGTATTTCATATTGCAGCAGAAGCACGTATTCAACCATCAATTGAAAATCCAATCAATGCTGTCAGTATTAACTCGGTAGGAACTTGCACAGTTCTTCAATGTGCTCGTGAAGCAGGAGTTAAAAAAGTCATGTATTCATCAACTTCTGCTGCATATGGGATGAACCAACCACCAAATGTAGAAACTCAATCGGATGATTGTCTAAATCCATATTCGGTTTCAAAAGTAAATGGTGAAAAATTGTGTAAAATGTACACTGATCTCTTTGGACTTAAAACAGTAATCTTTAGATATTTTAATGTTTATGGTGAACGTCAACCTATTCGTGGGCAATATGCTCCTGTAATTGGTATTTTTCTTCGTCAACATGCTTTAGGGGAACCTTTAACAATTGTTGGTGATGGAAATCAACGTCGTGACTTTGTTTATGTTGGTGATGTTGTAAATGCCAATATTCTTGCATCTATAGTGGATATTGATGAAGAACTTTATGGCACTGTGTTTAATGTTGGTAATGGAAAAAATTACTCGGTAAATGAAATTGCAAAAGTCATTTGTAATAATACGACAAATATCCCATCTCGTATTGGGGAATCTATCCTTAGTTTATGTAACAACGAAAAACTTGTAAAAGTTTTAGGTTGGAAGTCTGAAATGGATGTTTTAACTTGGATCACTACCCAACTTTAAATTGAAATATTTTTGGAAAAATGTGCTAGAATAGGAGTATATATTTAAATTAATAAACTTTAAACTTTAAAATTTAAGTATAATTTTATATTAAAATAAGCAAATATTATGTCCAAACAAAAAGTCATTATTTGGGGATATCCTTTAGATTCCCATACACATTCTTACATTCATGGTGCTTGGTATAAAACTTTTAAGAATCTTGGATATGATACTTATTGGTTTCATGATGATAACTATCCAACTGCATTTGATTATTCCAATACACTTTTCATTACTGAAGGATATGCTGAAAAAAATATTCCTTTGGTCGAATCGTCAACATACTTTGTACATATTTGCATAAATCCTCAAAAGTATCTTGAAAAAGGTTGCCGCCTAATTGATATTAGATTTAATGTCAATCAAATTAATGATTGCAATTATTCTTATACTTTTGATAAAAAAAATGTTATAAAGATTGATGAAGTATCTTTCTATGATAAATCTGCAGACGATTCTATTTTATCTGATAAATTTAAAAAAGGAATTGGTGGATATGAATCACTGTATTTAAGTTGGGCAACAGACCTTTTGCCAGATGAATTTAATTATGAAGATAGATTTTTTTCTAGGGAAAGAAAAATCTACCATATTGGATCAATTGCCGAAAATAATATTAATGAAATAAGAAAGTTTTCTCAAGCAATGCAGGAAAATGGAATTGAATTTGTTCATAAAAATCCATGGACAAGTCCTTCTACTTGGGAGGAAGTAAAACTTCTCACACAAAAATCTTATATTGCACCCGATCTCCGTGGATCTGCAATGAGATCTGAAATTAATGGTAAAGTTGACACTGGTGCCAATCACAAATTAATTGGATATATTCCCTGTAGAATTTTTAAAAATATTAGTTATGGGCAAATTGGTGCAACAAATTCCAAAGCAGTTAAAGAATTATTTGGAGAATTTGTTATTTACAATGATGATGAATATAATTTATTTTATAATACCAATAAACGAAAGGATGAAACAGATTATATTCTTGAACAAATGAACTTTGTTCAAAAAAATCATACCTATGTTAATAGGGTAGATTCACTTATGAAAGTTTTTAATGGGGAGGTTTGATATGTCAGTAACAATCGTAACTTCTTTATACGATATTAATCGTTCTAATTTAGATGGAAGAACTTGGGATCAATATTTACAATGGTTTGCTAAAACTTTGCAACTCAAATCTCCTATGGTAGTATTTGTGGATAAAAATTTAGTTGAATTTGTTAAAGAACATAGAAATAATCTTCCCACAAAGATTGTAGAAGAACCCATTGACAAAATTCCTTACTATCACCTTAAAGAAAAAATAGATGATGTAATTGAATCTGAAGAATATCAATCTAAAATTTCTGACCCTAAAAGGATTGAATGTAAAAGTAGTTTATATAATATTATTCAATACTCAAAGTTTGGATGGTTAGAAAAAGTTGCAGATAAAAATTATTTTAATTCGGAATATTTTCTTTGGGTCGATGCTGGATTGTCTAGATTTTTTTACGATATTAATTTAAATAATCCTTATCCTGGAGAAAATGCAAAACAATCCTTGATGAATATTAAAGATAGTATTTTGATTCAAGTTTTTCTTTCTTATTATCCAAACTTAGCAAACGCAAAAGAATTGCCTAAAGATTATCTTAAAGATAATCGTTCATATATTATGGGGGGAATGTTTGGTGCCGGGAAAGAATCCATTAAAAAATTTCGTCCAATAGTAGATGATATTTTAAATCAAATGATATCTGACAATTTTATTAATAATGAGCAAATTGCGTTGGGATATTTGTATAAAAAATATCCAGATATGTTTGTAGAGTTTTTTAATGAATCGCACTTGCACCGTAGTTATGAACTTGTAGTGGAGTTAAGTAAATGAGAATTACTTTAGTTGGACCTGGTATTATGCCAATCCCACCCACTGGTTGGGGTGCTGTTGAAATTCTTGTATGGGATACGAAAAATGCATTGGAGAAACTTGGACATACTGTTCAAATCGTAAATACCAGAGATCAAAATCAAATCATTGCAGAGATTAATTCTTTTAGACCAGATTTTGTTCACGTTCATTATGATGAATTCATTAGTGTTTATCCATACATCCAATATCCAAAAGCAATTACAAGTCATTTTGGATATCTTGAAAGACCTGAAATGTTCGGAGGATATGCAAATATTGCAAATGCTTTTTCTCAAATAAAACCAAATGTTTTCTGTCTTTCTGATGGAATTAAAAACATTTATAAAATTTTAATGAATGTCCCAGAAGAACGATTATTTGTAACTCCTAATGGTGTAGATACGAGAGCATTTACATATACTGAATATCCAAAATATTTTGATCGTAGCATCTATTTGGCTAAGATTGATTATCGCAAACGTCAGCATGAATTCCAATCTATTGATAGTCTTTGGTTTGCTGGAAATATTGCTGATTCTAGATTTAATACTTCAAAAAATTACCTTGGTGAATGGAGTAAAGAAACTCTTCATAAGAAATTGACACATTATGGAAATCTTGTTCTACTAAGTGATGGAGAAGCACATCCTCTCGTATGTATGGAGGCACTTGCTGCCGGTTTGGGTCTTGTAGTAACTGAATGGGGAAAGGCAAATCTTGACGATACTAAAGGATTTATTACTATTATTTCAGAAAATAAAGTAAATGATATTGAGTATGTTGAGAATGAGATTATCAAAAACAGAGAATACGCTTTACAACATCGTCAAGATATATTAGAATATTCTAAAAACTTTGAATGGTCTAATATCATAGAAAATTATTATTTTCCAAATATTGAACAATTGATTAGTAAGTTATGATAGGATTTAATGCTCTGGGACAATTAGGCAGATTGGGAAATCAGATGTTCCAATTTGCCGCTCTTAAAGGTATTGCAAGACATCGTGGATTTGAATATTGCTTTCCTCCAACACAAAATAAGAATGAATGGACTGACCATCAATTATTCAATCCATTCAAACTTGCTTCTACTAGTCAATTAAATGTTCAGTTTATTGATGTCGATAGACCCATAGTTATGGAAGATACCTTTTCGTTTAATGAGAAGTTGTTTAATGAGTGCCCCGATTGGGTTTCTATTCAAGGATACTTTCAAACAGAGAAATACTTCAAGCATATTCGTGATGAGTTGCTAAAAGACTTTGAATTTCGGGATGAGATTTTAGAACCTTGTAAAGAGATGATGTCTCAATTTGATATTTCTCCAGTCTCACTTCATATTCGTAGAACTGACTATATTACAAATCCAAATCATACTGCACTTGGACTTGATTATTATGAAGAGGCACTGAAACAGTTTGGTGATAATGAAGTTCTTGTATTCTCTGATGATCCAGAATGGTGCAATCAACAAGAGTTATTTTCTGGAGATAGGTTCTTGATTGCCGAAGGAAATACAAACTATGTTGATTTGTGCCTGATGACATTATGCTCTGGACACATTATTGCCAACTCTTCGTTCTCCTGGTGGGGTGCATGGTTATCAAATAGTAGGCAGGTTGCAGCACCTTCTGGATGGTTTAGAGGGTCTAATAATGAGCACCTAGATACTAAAGATATTATTCCCGAAACTTGGATTGTGGTATGAAAGTTGCTATTGCATTTGTTGGTACGGGCAAGTACCTTGATTTTCTTCCTAGGTATTATGAGAATATTAAAGAATATTTTCTTCCTAATACCGAAAAGACGTTTTTAGTATTCACTGATGGTGAAGGAGATTTTCCAGAAGATGTTAAAGTTTATCCGCAAGAACACCTTGACTGGCCGTTCATTACGCTTAAGAGATTCGAAATTCTTAACAATGCAAGAGATGAAATTGTTAAGAATGACTGGTTGGTTTTCATTGACGCTGATGCTCTCGTTGTTGATAAAATTTTAGAAGAAGATTTCTTTACCGATAAACCATTATTTGGAGTACATCATCCTTGTCATGCACTTGGTATGCCTCCTCATAATAAGTATCCAGGTTCCTTTGAGACTAATACAAAATCTTTAGCACACATAACAGAATCTGATGATTTATCTGTATATTATCAGGGATGTTTATGGGGTGGTAAAGTACCAGAAGTTTGTGTTATGATTGATACTCTAATGGAAAGAACCAATCTTGATTTAGAAAATGATGTGATTGCAGTATGGCACGATGAAAGTCATATGAACAAGTACTTTATTGAAAATAAAAATTTAGTACATACTCTTGGTCCAGAGTATGCTTATCCAGAAGTCTTTGCTGGATACTGTGATTTTGAACCAAAGATTGTACACCTTGCAAAAGATAATTCCAAATATCAAAAGTAAAATGGATAAAAATAAGTCAGCATATAAACTCAAGGGTCTTCCACCCATTTATTATATCAATCTGGATGAACAACCAGAAAGAGCAGAATATATGGAAGAGCAATTTAAGTATTGGGAAATTGGAGATTATACTCGTATCTCTGCCTATGATGGAAGAGAAGATGACCTGAGTGACATCATTAAGGGGCGATATCCTGATAATATGACCTCTGGTGAGATTGGATGCACAACCTCTCATCTCAAGGCACTCCAGCACTGGATAAAGACCTCTGATAGTCCTTATGCGGTGATTATGGAAGATGATGTGGATTTACAACTTGCCAGATGCTGGAACTTTAACTGGAATGATATTATTGCCAAGGTTCCTTATGATTATGATGTAATTCAACTTGCTATTATTTGTACCGGTGATTTGCATGTAAAACTTCATAAGAGATTTGTGAATGATTTTTCAACTGCTGCTTATATGATTACTCGTCATCATGCCGAAAAGATTCTAAGACATCATGTTCGTGGAGATAAGTATAAACTTGATAATGGCGTAAAACCCAGAGCAGTTGCCGATGATTTGATTTATAATTCCGGTAATACTTTTTCAATTCCTCTATTCCTTTATAAGATTGCTTTAGGTTCTTCTATTCATCCTGAGCACATTGATGTCTTTCATCGTCAGAGTCACGATGGTCTTCTTCATTTTTGGGAAACTCAGGGTGCTGATATGACAATTGATGACCTGATGAACTATGACCCTTATCTGGGAAGAATCACAAATCCCTCCCCGCCACCAAGTTAGGGTCTTCTGACTCGGGGCACTTGACATTGCCCTCCTTTGCCTATATAATGACATAGTTCTTAATGAAACTACGATGACCGTTACGACCAATGAGCACGGGCAACAAAACCTGTTCGCAAAGGAACCTGAAATGTATGTGTCTCCAACTGATGCAGAGCGTTATGCACTTGAGACTTATGCAGAGAAGGCAGAAAAAGCAAATTCAAGATGGGCGATGCTAGGATTTGTTGCCGCAGTTGTTTCTTATGCACTCACAGGACACCTATTCTTTGGTGTAATCTGATGAACGAACTCATTTTTACCGTAACGATTATTGCTTTTCTTGTGCTTCTGGCACACTCTATCAATCAACTTTCCGACACTTACTAAGGAGAAACAAAATGAAATTTGGATTTACTGAAACTGCCGAACTTTGGAATGGAAGACTTGCTATGCTTGGATTCGTAATTGCTGTAGGTACTTATCTTACCACCGGGCAAATTCTTCCGGGAGTATGGTGACTTCTGATATTATCGCAATATTCTGTGGAATACTTATATCGGCAATACTACTAAATGTATTGAAACTCTCAAATAAAAAATAGCAATATCAATCCTTCTTTCTAAATACGGAGAGAAGGATTTTTTGTATGCCCAGAGGACAATTGACTAAAGAAGAAATGAAGTATCAGGTTCTGAAGTTGAAGCAGAAACTTCAGAACGAACATATTACTTATACCTCAGACCCCAAAGCACTTGCGGACCAATACTTGAATATGGTTCTGGATAAAATTAATGAATATTCAATCTGACAAAGGGTTCTTATTTATACAGTGCCAGTTAGGTAATTGGACCTATTGACAGGATTTGCTGACAGTGTTATTATATATACATACACGGGGTTAAGAACCGTGTCTTCTCCAACCGGGATCACGAGAAGTAAAGCATCCCTCATATCCACGATAGAGGGTGTCGTGGAGTATACTGTACCCAGTTCGTCCCCCGAACTCATATTTACCCTTTTAATTAAATGACTGCTACAATTGCTCAACAACGTTCCACAAATACTTGGAACGATTTCTGTGAGTGGATTACTTCCACTAACAACCGTCTATATGTTGGTTGGTTCGGAGTCCTTATGATTCCTTGCCTTCTTGCTGCTACGATTTGCTTCATTATCGCTTTCGTTGGTGCTCCCCCAGTGGACATTGACGGAATTCGGGAACCAGTTGCCGGTTCTCTAATGTACGGAAACAACATCATCTCTGGTGCCGTTGTTCCTTCTTCTAATGCTATTGGTCTTCACTTCTATCCTATCTGGGAAGCAGCAAGTCTTGATGAGTGGCTTTATAAATAATACTGGGTCACTTAAAATTGGGTGAATTGCTGGAAAACTAAGTTCTCTATGAAACACAAACATCACCTTACTCCAAAATATCTTGGTGGTTCTGACAAACCAGAAAATCTTGTAGAAGTTTCACCAACCCAACACTCTATGTTTCATTACTGTAACTGGCGTCTTTGGGGAAACGAAGAAGATAAGATTGCTTGGAGAGCACTTGCAGGATACTCTAAAAAAGAGGAAATAATTCATCAAGTTATTTCTCTTGCAGGTAAGAAAGGTGGTAAGGTTGCAAAAGAAAGCGGACAACTTCGTGCCGCTGCTCTAAAACAACCAAAAAGTGTAAGGCAACAGATTGGTAAAAATCTTATCAATTATGCCTACAAAAATCCAAAAAATGCTTCACAAGAAACTCTTACTAATAGAAAGTACACAAAAGTATTTCATATTTACGAAAAACTAACTGAACGGACTATTGGTAATCATCTTGGAGATGTAATGTATAATCCAGAAGAAGACAAAACACTTAAAACTGTTTGTTCTACTATTTTGGAAAAATATGGGATAATAGTTTATCCTTCACATCTCAACAGTGTTGCTAACGGAAATAGACTTTTAACAAGTGGTATTTCTTGTAGTTGGATTTTAGAGAATATGTCAATCAGCAGCCAAGCCACAGACGATACTTCTGTGGAAGGTTCAGAGACTACTGGGGTCAACAAGCGTGTTGAGTAATACCAGATTAGCGCCCAACACCTTAAATAGAAATAAGGTGAAGATATAGTCCAATCTATATGGAAACATATAGTCCCCCGATTGCTATAATGGGGGTCCATTCCAACTTGTTGTATTTCACTTCCTCATTGGCATTTATGCTTATATGGGTCGTGAATGGGAACTTTCTTACCGTCTAGGTATGCGTCCTTGGATTTGTGTTGCTTACTCAGCACCTGTTGCTGCTGCGAGTGCCGTATTCCTTGTGTATCCTTTCGGTCAAGGTTCTTTCTCTGATGCTATGCCCCTCGGCATTTCTGGTACTTTTAACTATATGCTTGTTTTCCAAGCAGAACATAACATCCTTATGCACCCCTTCCATATGCTTGGAGTTGCTGGTGTCTTCGGTGGTTCATTGTTTAGCGCAATGCACGGAAGTTTGGTTACTTCTTCTTTGGTTCGTGAAACCACTGAAACCGAATCGCAGAATTATGGTTACAAGTTCGGACAAGAAGAAGAGACATACAACATCGTGGCTTGACAGAGCGGGTCACGTTAAACTGGGTGAACTGCTGGAAACCTAAGTCCTTTATGGATATGGCAATCAGCATCCAAGTCCTAGATACATCTAGGAAAGGTTCAGAGACTACCTGAGGGATATAGTTCCCTTAATAACAGGCAAGAGCGCCCAGCACCTTTAATAGGTGAAGATATAGTCCAACCCTTAAGGAAACTTTTGGACAATTGGCTCACGGTTACTTTGGACGACTCATTTTCCAATATGCTTCGTTCAATAATTCTCGTTCACTTCACTTCTTCCTCGCTGCTTGGCCCGTTGTGGGCATCTGGTTTACTGCTCTAGGCGTAAGCACTATGGCATTCAACCTCAACGGACTAAATTTCAACCAGAGTATTCTGGATAGTCAAAACCGAGTAATTCCTACTTGGGCGGACATATTGAACAAAGCTGGGTTGGGTATGGAAGTTATGCACGAGAGAAATGCACATAATTTTCCTTTAGATTTGGCGGCAGCAGAAACAACTTCGGTTGCTCTAACTGCTCCTTCTATCGGTTGATATAATCACTAAATTGTGATATAATGAAGAGACCTTTACAGGTCTCTTTTTTTATAAATAATAATATCCGTGAGCAGACCACAAATGAATGTAAGATATACTGATAAGGATAGGGAGATTTGGAAGCAAATGTATTTGTCTGGTTTATCCTCCCACGAGATTGGAAGACAACTAAACATACCAAGAGTTTCTGTATATAAGTATCTTAAAACAATTGGTGTAACAAGAAACTTTTCCGAATGGCAGGTTGGTAAAGAACCTTGGAATAAAGGAAAGAAAACAGGTCAAAAAGTTTGGAATAAAGGATTAACCAAAGAAACTGATGAAAGAGTCAAAAAATATGGAGAAAAAATAAAGGGCAATAATTGTCAAAACCCTTGGAAAGAAAGATATTTTGATACTGATTATTTGTATTTGGTTATTGTTTATCTTGAAGGTAAACTGGTTTATAAGGTTGGTAGAAGTTTCAATAAATTAGCAAATCACACCAAAAATAAATTACATAGTGTAATTAAAATATGGAAAGGAATTCATTATCAAGTTCATCATCTTGAAAAGTTCATTCATCAAAAATACCAAGATTATAAAATTGATTTTGAGACCACGGACAGTGGATATACGGAGTGTTATGTGGTAGAATTACCCATAACTGAAATCATCAACCTTACAGAAAAAACATTAAAACATTATGATTACTAAAGAAGGATTTATTGAGGCAACCAATCTAGCACCTGAAAACGCAGAAAAAATTTATCAAGAACTTAATGATAGGTTTAATGGAGATTGGGATAAGGCATCTGACTACCTTAAAGATTTGGTTGCATATTTACAAAAGCACCAATAAAATGCTAACAATCCTCGCAGCCTTCATAGCATTCGGAGTGTTCCTCTTTCTGATGTCTTTGCTATAAATACCTAAAAAAGTAATCAATACAGATGAAAACTTTTAAGCAATTTCAGGAACAATCATCTTTATCTCAAGCATTTGCCAAAGCAGGAAAACCTAGTATTCCTTCTGAACGACCAACCAGTGTAACGACTTTAGATTCTTTGCGGGCAAAAAATACTAGTGATATGGCAAGACCCACAGGAAATACATCTGGAGTTCCTACCACACCAATAAATCAATCAACATATCGAGGTAGAGTTGAGGCAGGAAGAAATACGCCAGACCGTCGCTATCAAAATGCACCTCCAGCAGATAATCCAAACTTTCAAGGTCCAGTACTAGGTGCAGGTTCGGGAACTAAAGATAGGATGCCAGGAACAGTACCACAATCAAATCCACAGTTGCCCAACTACACTAACAAATCTGTTTCTCCAAAACCACTTGGAACAAATCTTGCCAAACCAATACCAAAACCAACAACAGGGGGACCAATAAAACCAAGAGGAACTGGTGGTTGGGTTTAATGCTAACAATCCTCGCAGCATTCATAGCATTCGGAGTGTTCCTCTTTCTGATGTCTCTGCTATAATATATAAGATAAACCACAACTTTTTATGTACGACGCAACTTTTATCAGTGATATTCACCTAGGAACTCCAAGATGTAATACTCAAAAGTTTCTAAAATTTCTAAAAGAACTTAAGACTAAGAAATTAGTTTTAGTTGGTGATGTTATTGATATTCATTGTATGGAAAGATATAACACTCGTTGGACCAAAGAGCATACAGAATGCGTTCATCAAATACTCAATCTTGCAAAGAAAGGAACCGAGATTGTTTATATTCTTGGTAATCACGAAGGTATGCTACGAAGGTATTGTGACTTTGAGCACAAGAACTTTAAGATGGTTGATGAGTATGTTCATAAGGACTCAAAGGGAAATAAGTTTCTTTGTATTCATGGAGATAAGTATTCGGAGTATTCTTCTGGGTCTTGGAAGCAACTGATGTTCAATAAAGGTTATGAATTGATTACACCATTAAGTTTATTTCTGGAAAGATTCTTCCGATTCTCTTTAGTATATTTCCTCAAGAATACTGTAAGAGGAAAGAATTATATCAATCAATATGAGACCGATATTGCTTCTTATTGTGCTCAAAGAGATAAGAAATATTCTGGTGTAATTTGTGGGCACATACATTCTGGAAATATTCGTAACTTTGGTAAGGTGGTGTATATGTGTTGTGGAGATTGGTGTGATAGCACCTCTGCGATTGTGGAGAAAAATGGTGTATATTGTTTGGAAAAGTATTGATAATAAGTTCGGAAACATCTTGTAAACTTGCAGCATTCATAACATTCGGAGTGTTCCTCTTTCTGATGTCCCAGATATTTGTAGATAGTATTAAAAATACTTATCAGTAAATCTTTGATAGATTAAAAAAATAAATTCCTCAATCAAGGGCTTGACACCCCTCCTTTTTTCTGGTATCATTGGTACGAACAACATCACATTATGTCGAAAAAGAACCAGCTCACGCTTGAAGAGTATAAAATGATCAGGAATCTTTCTTCCGATCTTTTTAGTATTCATGGTAATAAAAAACCAGGAAAGATGGAAGTTAATGCCATTATGAAAGCAAAGTTCATTGATGATGGAATGGAAGAACCTAATTGTGTTAATCCTGGTTGTATTAAAAATGTCGCTTGTCGTAATTGGGGAAACTGGTCTTTTAAATCGGAATGTTCGACTTGTATGACACTACGCAAAGAAAAAAGTTTCATTGTTGAAGACAATTTTCGTTTCTTTATTGACAAAAAAGGACAAAAAACAGGTGTTATTATGCATAAAGAAGTATTTTGTGAAAATCTTGATGGTCATTTGGGTTTTTATTGTGTAGTGCCTCATGATAAATGGCCAGGGTTTGAGTTTGCCCTTGATCTAGATCACATTGATGGAAATCATTATAATAATGATCCTGCCAATGTTCGTACATACTGTAAGTTGTGTCACGGTAAAAAGTCCATTCAAAATGGAGACTGTAGTAATAATAAATCTTCTGCCCGTAATTTTAATAACATATGAATCAAATTCTTCTTGGTGATTGTCAAGAAATTCTAAAAACCCTCAAGGAGGAGACTGTGCATCTCACTTGCACTTCTCCTCCATATTATAATGCTCGTGAATATTCTACCTGGCCAACATATGATGAGTATTTGCAGTTTCTTCATAACGTTTTTATTGAGATTTTGAGAGTCACTAAACCAGGAAGAATGTGTGCTGTTAATTTATCTCCTGTGATTCAGGCAAGAGATAGTAGAGCACACGAAAGTAAAAGACTTGCTATTCCATTTCATTTCTTTTCTTTGATGGAGAAGATGGGGTGGAAATATATTGATGATATTGTTTGGGTAAAACCGGAAGGTGCTGCTATTAATCGGAATGGTGGATTTTATCAACATCGCAAACCCGTTGCATATAAACCAAACATTGTAAGTGAAACTATTTTTATTTTTCAGAAACCAGCAAACTTTTTGATTGATAAAGTTGTAAGATCTTATAGTGGTGATGTTTTGGAACAGTCTCTGGTCAAAGAAAACTATGAGCGTTCTAATGTTTGGAAAATTAATCCTGAGACTGCATCAAAGCATCTAGCACCTTATCCAAAAGAGTTGAGTGATAAGATTATAAAATATTATTCCTATGTTGGTGATTTGGTTTTAGATCCTTTTATGGGAAGTGGAACTACTGCTGTTTCATGTGTTGATAATAAAAGACAATATCTTGGAGTCGAATTGCATCAAGAGTATGTTGATATGGCTGAAAATAGGATTGCGAAGTTTGCACCTCTCAATAATTTCTTTGAATAGAAATACTCAAATACTCCTGTTCTTCCAACTCTTCGGCATCTTTATCTTTCCGATGTCACTGATATGATTTCCTTTACAAAAACTCATAAATGACCTATAATAATCAAAAGACTTCAAAAAATGAACAAGTATAATACTGAAGATTATTTTTCTGTAATTGATAGGAGAACTGGAAGAAAGATTGTAGATTGTGCCGAGTGGTCAGATGCAATGTTGATGTTTGACCTTGATGCACATAATCGCCAAATCACAAGTAATAAGTTTCTGATGGGTCAGGTGATTGATATAGTGATGCCAAAGGCACTTCCTACGAATGAAATTGCTATCAATACCAAACCTTATCAGGACCATCAAGACGAATGGGTGATTGAGAAAATCAATCAACTGCCACAAATCAAACTTCCTGAAGGTCAACAAAAACCTTTTGTGGTATGATGCAAAATATCAATTGGTTTAATGTTTTCTTTGATTTGTATATCATTTATTGGGGATTCAATTATGGGAAAAATAAGGAAGAATGAATCATAAGACAACATTACCCGAACAGTTTCATTATATTTGGATTTGTCTAAAAGAAACCATCTTAATAACTCTAAATAATCATAAGTCGCAGTAACTTATGGGACCTCTCCATTCGCCTAAAGAGTATCTGTTTAATCTTTGTGTAACGAATTCTGGAGATTCGAAAAGGATGTGGAGAAAAGATATCAAAGAGAGTTGGAATCATAAATGTGCCTATTGTGAGTCCGAAGATAATCTTACAATAGATCACATAGTTCCTCAATCAAAAGGTGGATTAGATACTACTACGAATGTAGTGTGCTCTTGTCATTCTTGCAATCAATCTAAGGGGCACGAGCACTGGAAACTATGGTATGTTCAGCAAGATTTTTATAGTGAAGAACGATTTGATAAAATAGAAGAATGGATGAAACCTCCATTACCAACTAATCTTTATTCTTATCGTCCAAGAAAAAATAATGCCTCATAAGGTTTTATAAATAACTCCAAGACAGTATATACTGTCTAATTTTGATAAATACCGATTGCGATAAATGTCAACTCCCATAAGAATTAAAAGATCTGCTGTGCCTGGCAAAAGGCCAACAGCAGGTCAACTCTTAAGTGCTGAATTAGCATACAATACTTATGATGGCGAACTGACTGCCAAGAGAGAGCGTCCTGGAATAGGTACGGATATTATCCGCATTGGTGCCGGAACAACAGTTACAAATATCATTTATGTCACAAAAGACGGAAACGACACAAACACAGGACTCAAACTTGGAGATGCCAAAAAAACAATCGGAGCAGCACTCACACAGGCAACAACAGGATCAGTTATTAAAGTTAGTGCCGGAACTTATATAGAAAATAATCCCCTAACCATTCCAGAACAAGTCTCAGTTGTCGGTGATAGTTTAAGAGAAGTATCGGTATCACCACAAAACCCAGATAAAGATTTGTTCTATGTAGAAAATGGGGTTTATGTTGCAGAGATGTCCTATACTGGGACAATGGATCCTGGTGGGGCAATATTTTCTTTTAATCCAGATCAAATAGGATATTTCGACCAATCACCTTATGTTCAGAACGGAACCAATTTTATTCCCGGAAGTATTGGAATGAGAATTGATGGTTCTAAGGCAATTGGACCAACTAAGAGTATGGTTCTTGACTCTTATACTCAATACAATCAAGGTGGTATTGGAATCTCAATTACGAATGAGGGATATGCACAGTTAGTTTCTCTCTTTACAATTTGTAGTGATATTGCAGTGTTCTGTGGAACAGGTGCTGCTTGTGATCTTACAAACTCTAACTCATCATTCGGCACTTACGGACTTGTTGCCGATGGTATAGGTCCTCTTAAATATACCGGAATCATTACAGGTTCTCCATCATCAATAAATGATGATACTTTTACGGTAGATTTAAGTGTTCCGACTCTCAATATTACAAATGCACTTTATGATAATACAACTGGTCTTTTAACCGCATACACAAGTACCCCTCATCAATTCTCAGTTGGAATGGGAATCACTCTTGCTGGACTTGGATTTACTTGTCCTTATGAACCAGGAATTAGATACTATCCAAGTGGTCAAAATGGATATGTATTTGATGCAAAGACTGTTGCACCTGGAAGATATTATGATGCTTATAATTTGATACAGGCAAACAAGCAGGAGATTCAGGATAAGTCTCTGGCAGCAATTGCAATCAATCATCCCGATTTTTATTTTCCTGGAGATTCGCAAACCAATTCTAAATCTAGGTATTATGATTCTTATCGTCTGATTCAAAATAATAGGAGTGTAATTGTTGGAACTGCCTGGACAAATACTTATAATGTTTATCCGGGCATTTCAACCACAATGGATAAGTGCAAAAGGGATATTGGATATTTTGTTGATGCAGTTTCCACAGATGTTTTCACTGGCGGTAATCATTATGTTAGGGAATTTGTAAGACAGTATTTTGATGCAAATGGAAATCCTATTAGTAATGGATTGGTTGGTGAAGTAAATGAATCCATTTATGCTTTTAATCAGTCAAGAAATTTAATGAAACAGGCAATTACAAATTCTCTTGTAGGTGCTGCTTATTCAGATTTAACAATTTCGACAGGAACTTCTACTTATAATGGTGGGGGTACTACTTATGCAAATACTGATCCTTTGGCATGTTCTGATGTTCAATCTAATATTGATAATCTAGTCGGTATTGTTACGACAGTTATTGGTGCCGGAAGTTTGATAAGTATTTCTAGTTCTGATAATTACGGAACATTTACAACAGGTGGAAACAAGTGCTATAGAGATATTGGATACTTGGTCGATGCAGTTTCTCTAGATGTAAGAGACTATACGAATAAAAATACTCGTAATTTTATTAAAGGATACTTTAATATAAATGGTGATCCTTTAATAAATGGACTTGTAGGGGAAGTTGCAGAATCCATTTCAGCATTTAATGGAGTTAGAGATTATTCCAAAAAAGCAATTACGAACCAGTTGAATGCTCAGGACCTAACTATTGCTGGAGATCCTACAAATACTGATCCTGCATCTTGTGCAAATGTTCAGACATTTATTGATAATCTTATTGGTGCAGTTACTTCTAGTTCTGTTGGAGTTGCCACAAGTAAATTGAATCTAACGGCAGTTTCGATGGCAAGCACCGTATTTACTTGCAATATTGGTATTGCTACTCAAGCACATTATTATAATTCTGGCGGAACCGCAAAGATTAGTGTCATTCGTCCTTTTGATGGGCAGATAATTTATTTTGGTGATTTATATTATACAGTCTCTAAGATTATAGTTGGATCTGGCGGAACCGGATATACCTCTCAACCAACAGTTACGATTGCGGATCCTGATACAAGTTGGGGAGTCACGGCACAAGCAGTATCAAATATTTCTAATGGGACGGTAACCAGTTTTGATCTTATCTCAAGTGGTAGGGGATATACGTCAGTTCCTAAGGTTACAATTAGTTCTCCTGATGTTGGGATAAATACAGCAACGGCAACGGCAATTTTATTACAATCTTATTACCCAATTCTTAGTTCTACTCCAATCTCTGCCGGAATCTGCACAGTTACTATCAGTGAAAACATTCCTTATGTAGTCACTCCCGGAACAGAAGTTCCATTTTATAAGCAAAGTAGAGTTCTTGCATCTGGTCATTCATTTGAGTATATTGGTTCTGGAAATGAAATTGCAAAAGCACTACCGGCAACCGGTGGAGTTGCAATTCAAGATAATGAAGTTGATATTAGAAATGGTGGATTGGTTGTTTATACCAGCACTGATCAGTCTGGTAACTTTAGGATTGGTGAAGGTGTTGTGGTGAATCAACAATCGGGAACTATTTCTGGATCATTCTATTCTAAGAGTTTATTTTCAACCGTAACACCATTCATTCTAGCACTAGGAGGATAATTAAAAATGGCATTACCATTAAATGTATTCAAGACAGTTACAAAGGTAGCAACAACAAATCCAGTCGGTATTTATACGGCACCTGTTGGATATACTGGTGTTGTGCTTTTGGCACAAATTGCAAATGTTGATTCTAATACTCATACAATTTCATTTTCTCATCGAAGAACGACTGTCGGTATTGCAGTTACCACTGAAATCGTAAAACAATTTCCTGTTCAAGGAAATGATTCTGTTTCTTTAATTCAAGGAAAACTGACTTTAGAATCTGGTGATGTTCTTGTTTTATCGGCAAGTAACAGTTCTAATATTAAATTTATTGGAAGCATTCTAGAGACACTCAACTAAAATGGCAAAATATATTAGCGACCGCCAAAGAAATCTTAAGATTGGTATTACTTCTTATACTGAAAATTTAACAGTATTGGAAGTTACTGGTGGTGCTTATATTTCCAGTTATGTTGGAATAGGAACTACAAATCCAACACAATCTCTACACATTCAGGGTAGTGCAAGACTTACTGGTGCCCTTTATGATAGTACTAATGTAGCAGGAAATTCGGGTCAGGTACTTCAAACAACTGGTAGCGGTATTATATGGTCTAATGCTTCTGATGTTGGTATATTAACTTATGTCGATAGATCTGGTATAGCAACCTTTGCAACCAATGCCGGTATAGCAACCTTTGCAACCAATGCCGGTATAGCAACCTTTGCAACCAATGCCGGTATAGCAACCTTTGCTACTAGTGCCGGTATTGCTACTTATGCTGATAGAGCTGGTATAGCAACCTTTGCTACTAGTGCCGGTATAGCAACCTTTGCAACCAATGCCGGTATAGCAACCTTTGCAACCAATGCCGGTATTGCTACTTATGCTGATAGAGCTGGTATAGCAACCTTTGCAACCAATGCCGGTATAGCAACCTTTGCTACTAGTGCTGGTATAGCAACCTTTGCTACTAGTGCTGGTATAGCAACCTTTGCAACCAATGCCGGTATTGCTACTTATGCTGATAGAGCTGGTATAGCAACCTTTGCTACTAGTGCCGGTATAGCAACCTTTGCAACCAATGCCGGTATAGCAACCTTTGCAACCAATGCCGGTATAGCAACCTTTGCTACTAGTGCCGGTATAGCAACCTTTACATCAGAATGGATTTTAGGTGCTGTTGGAAGTTCAGATTACACCTTCACTGGACCTGGATTTACTGGTGCAGAATCTGATCCAGTATTATATTTGGTAAGGGGACAACAATATAAGTTTACGAATACAATGGGTGCTCATCCATTTAGGATTCAAAGCACTCCAAATGGTTCTGTTGGAACTCAATACGATGATGGTATTCCAAGCAATAATGTCTCTAACGGAACACTAACTTGGAATGTTCAATTTGATGCGCCGGGTATTCTGTATTATCAATGCACTGCTCACGGATCTATGGGTGGTAAGATTTATATTATTGATGCTGGTATAGGACCTGATGTAAGCGTTAATACTACTGGAATTATTACGGCATCAAGTTTTGTTGGTAACGCTTCGAGTTCTACCTTTGCAACCAATGCCGGTATAGCAACTTATGCTGATAGAGCTGGTATAGCAACCTTTGCTACTAATGCTGGTATAGCAACTTATGCTGATAGAGCTGGTATAGCAACCTTTGCTACTAATGCCGGTATATCAACCTTTGCAACCAATGCCGGAGTTTCTACATCGGTCATAGGCGGTATTGGTTCCATTACGGGACTTTATGTATCTGGAATTAGTACATTAGGAACAGTACTAATTTCTTCTGGTATTGTAACTGCCACCATAGGTATCGTAACTTATTATGGTGATGGTTCTAAATTAATTAATATTAATGCATCATCTATTACCGGAACACTTGATTATGCCAATAATTCTGGAGTTTCTACATCGGTCATAGGCGGTATTGGTTCCATTACGGGACTTTATGTATCTGGAATTAGTACATTAGGAACAGTACTAATTTCTTCTGGTATTGTAACTGCCACCATAGGTATTGTAACTTATTATGGTGATGGTTCTAAACTAACTGGAATACAGACTTCTGGTGTAGTGTCAGTAATCAATCAAGATCCAAATACTCCTATAGTATATCCAACACTAGTAAATAGTATTGGAGTATCAAGTCTTGGTATTTCTACAACTAAATTATCGTTTATTCCTTCTAGCGGAAAACTTGGATTGGGGACAGTAACCCCAAGAGAAAATATTGATGTAATTGGAACTATTGGTATTCAATCTGCCGGCACTTCAAATCGTTTTTATCTTCAACATAATTCATCTGAAAATTCACTTGATTTTATATTTGTATGATTACTACTGTAGGAAGACTAAAATCTAATGGGGTAATGCAAGTTTATGATATAATTGATGAACTTTCTTATCCAGATAAAAATGTTGGAATCACCTCAGATGGAACATTGTACGCATCCTTATTTGATGAAAACGTATCTTCCAACATGCAATCCAATACTCGATTAAGAATCACGGGTGATAGAAAAGTATTAGTATATAATTATTTTGATGAAAGAACATTATCTCTTAACAATGATATATTTGCTAGTTTGATATCCTTATCGTATTCTTTAAATGCAATTACTTCAGTTACTAATACTGATTTTAAAAACGTTCAAAGTACAATTCAATCATCTAATCCAGCATTTAATGTTTTTGCCGTAGCAACAAAAAATAATAATTCCGAAGAACTTCAAGGTAATAGTAGTTCAACTGGAAAATATAGTTTTACCGGTACTGGATTTGTATATAATAGTTCTAATTCTAATTTTCTTTCTACTGGTAAAGAAATTATAGATATGAATACTGGAATAAATTATGGATTGCCTGAAATTGACGGAAAAAAGTGGATGGCAGCAGCAATATATGATGGAACAACAAATGGATTTCGTGGTATTTTATTGTGGGTATTTACAAATGATACGATTGATATTTTAAACAATATAGAAATTGATGGAAAAAAAGTAACTTCTACCAGAACTATTTTTTATCCAACATTAAATCCATTGGAATATATGAGTGTATATCAAGTTGTAATTGGTCGGGAAGGAAATATTATAGAATTTGATACGACCGGAAATGCCGGATGGGGATATAGTAATAATCAAAATCCTACTGTTACGGGATATCATCTTTCAACAAATTTTTCTTTTGATGATGGATTATGGGCCTTTATTCTTGGCGAAAAAACTGACGGTAATGGTGGACCTACGTATAAAACAACAAATGGATATGGATTTGGTAATTATAATGAAACTGATTCAAGTTCTTCCTTGTATTGGGAAGGATCAAATGTTGCAACTTCTAATTATGTTGGGTTTATATTTACCGGTGATTCTCAAATTTAAATCAATAAATAGACTTATACAGGCGTAAAAGATGGCACTTTTAAAAGCTAATACTGGCATAGGAATTACTGATCCAAGTGAGGCTCTGCACGTTATTGGTAATGGATTGTTCATTGGTATAGTTAGTGCCACATCATTTAATGGAAATTTAACCGGAACTGCAACAAGTGCAACAAATCTTGTTGGGGGAGAACAAGGATCGGTTCCATACCAATCTTCAACTAATTTAACAACATTTTTATCTCCAGGATCTGCCGGTAATGTTTTAGTTACGAATGGTGTAGGTCAAAATCCCACCTGGTTGTCTCCAAGTGCATTATCTGGTGCCTTTAATGGTGTTACAATTAAAGATGAGGGTTCCATTATTGGGTCTCCAGATACTATTAGATCCATAAACTTTGTTGGTCCTAATGTTGTAGCAACCGCATCAGGTGTCGGTGCCACGATTACACTTTCTAATGATGCACAATATCTAACAGGAACTGCTCCCGGAAGTGTTATTTCACAGTCCTCTGGATTTAATGTTACTGGTAATGTTACTATTTCTGGAAATCTAAGTGTTGGTGGAACTTCCGTAATCTTAAATGCTGCCACACTTCAAATTAAAGATAAAGATATTGTTGCTGGCATTACGACTAATGCATTAGGGCAGGATGTTTCTACTGATTTTACGGCAAATCACGGCGGTATTGCAATTGCATCCACTGAAGGAAGTCCATTATTTGATATTAATGCTGGAGTTGGTACTGATAATATTCCAAGCACATATAAGCAAATTATGTGGTTGAAGTCTGGTTCTTTTACTGGACTGAATACTGATGCTTGGTTATTTAATTATGCTGTTGGTGTTGGTACTAATCAAATCCCAAATGGAGTCAGATTTGCTGCTGGTAATGTCCAATTCACACAAAATGATTTAGTATCTGTAAGAAATATTAATGCCTCTGGTGTTATAACTGCAACTCAATTTGTCGGTTCTCTTTCTGGTAATGTTACAAGTGCAGATTATGCCACAAGATCGGGTATAGCAACTTATGCAACTAATGCGGGTATTGCTACTAATGCAGGAATTTCTACGAATGTAATCGGTGGTATTGCTTCCGTAACTTCATTGTCAGTATCTGGCATTAGCACACTTGGAACAGTTAGGATTTCTTCTGGTATTGTAAGTGCAACTACTGGCATTGTTACTTATTATGGTGATGGTTCGGGTCTTACTAATATCAACATAGGATCCATTTCTGGTGCAATTGCCGGTATTACTATTCGTGATGAGGGGGTAATAGTAGGAACATCAAGTAGTGTTACGAGTGTAAACTTTGTTGGTGGTAATGTTGTTGCAACCGCATCGGGTGCTAATGCCACAATTACGATTGCTGATAATCTTGTAGGAACTGCATTAAGTATTTCTGGTATCTCTACATTCACCAACGGACCAGTATTGATTGGTTCTGGAACTTCAACAGGAACTTTATCACAACCACTTCAAGTTACTGGTGGTGCTTATGTTTCTGGTAATCTTGGAGTTGGAACCACAAATCCAACCTCAAAATTTCACATTATTGGAAATGGATTAGTCAGTGGTGTTATAACCGCAACAACATTCTTTGGTAACTTAACTGGTTATGCTTCAACGGCAGGTATAGCAACTTATGCCACCAACGCAGGTATTGCTACTTATGCTGATAGATCTGGTATATCAACCTTTGCAACCAATGCTGGTATAGCAACTTATGCTGATAGATCTGGTATATCAACCTTTGCAACCAATGCCGGTATAGCAACCTATGCGACCAATGCAGGTATTGCCACAAATGTTATAGGTGGTATTGGTTCTATTACACAACTTCAAGTCACTGGAATCTCAACATTTACCAACGGACCCATTTTAGTTGGTTCAGCAACTTCTACGGGAACGGCATCACAAAGACTTCAGGTTACTGGTGGTGCTTATGTTTCTGGTAATCTTGGTATTGGAACCACAAATCCAACCTCAAAACTTCAGGTTCAGGGTGATGTATCTATTGCAAGTACGGTTGGAATTGGTACTGTAATTGATATTGTTCCTTATGATACTCTCAATTCTGGTACTTTATCTTTTGAGGGTTCTGCTGGTCAGTTATTCTCTATTACAAATAACCTGACTTCTGGAAGTATCTTCTCTGTGAATGATGTTTCTGGTATTCCAAGCATTGATGTTGATGCTAATGGAACCGTAAGTTTAGTTGCCTATGGTGGTAATGTTGCAATTGGTTCCACTGGTCTTACAGGAACCGCATCACAAAAACTTCAAGTCACTGGTGGAGGCTATGTAAGTGGTTCATTGGGTATTGGAACCACAAATCCATCACAATCCTTACACGTTCAGGGTAATGTAAGAGTTACCGGAGCACTTTATGATGGTACTAATGTAGCAGGAAGTTCAGGGCAAATCTTATCATCAACTGGATCTGCTATTTCTTGGATCAATGCAAGTTCGGCAAATGTAGGATCCGCAAACTCCATAGCAATTGCTGTAGACTCTACAAATGCTTCAAGATACTTAACTTTTGTTAGTACCACTTCTGGTAATAATTTAGTTTATGTGAATAGTAGTCTACTTTTTAATCCTTCAACTGGTGATGCTTCTGTTAATGGTCTTACAATTGGTAGAGGAACTGGAAGTGTAAGTAGCAACACAGCACTTGGTTATCAGGCACTTTTAAGTAATACTACTGGAGATAGTAATACTGCTGTTGGATATCAAGCACTCCGTACCAACACCACTGGAACCACCAACACTGCTACTGGATATGGAGCACTCTATTCCAACACCACTGGAAGTATTAACACTGCTAATGGATCTCAAGCACTTACTTCCAATACTACTGGAACCAATAACACTGCTACTGGATATGCAGCACTCTTATCCAACACCACTGGTGGCGGCAATGTTGCCAATGGAGTAAATGCACTTCGTTTCAACACCACTGGAATCCAAAACACTGCTAATGGAGTAAATGCACTTGCTGCCAACACCACTGGAAACTACAACACTGCTAATGGATACAGAGCACTTTTCTCCAACACCACTGGGCAAAATAATACTGCTACTGGACTCCAAGCACTTCTCTCCAACACCACTGCATCCAACAACACTGCTAATGGATATAAGGCACTCAATGCCAACACTACTGGCAACTACAACACTGCTAATGGAGTAAGTGCCCTTCAATTCAACACCACTGGAGCAAACAACACTGCTACTGGATTAGAGGCACTCTACTCCAACACTACTGGAATCAATAACACTGCTAATGGATATCAGGCACTTCGCTTCAACACCACTGGAATCAACAATACTGCTACTGGACATTCAGCACTTCGTTCCAACACCACTGGAACCAACAACACTGCTACTGGATATACAGCACTCTACTCCAACACCACTGGATCCAACAACACTGCTACTGGAACTCAAGCACTATACTCCAACACCACTGGCACTGACAACACTGCTAATGGATATAAGGCACTCCGTGCCAACACCACTGGATCCAACAACACTGCTAATGGACTAAATGCACTCTTCTCCAACACCACTGGAACCAATAATACTGCTAATGGTGTAAGTGCTCTTCAATCAAACACCACTGGAACCGCCAACGTTGCTACTGGATTTGAATCTCTCAAAAACAACACCACTGCATCCAACAACACTGCTAATGGATATCAAGCACTCCGTGCCAACACTACTGGATCCTATAATACTGCTAATGGTCTATATGCTCTATATGCAAATACCACTGCAAATAGCAACACTGCTAATGGATATGCAGCACTTCGTTTCAACACCACTGGATCCAGTAACACTGCTAATGGATATAGAGCACTCCAAGCAAACACCACTGGCACCTACAACACTGCTACTGGAGTAAATGCACTCTTCTCCAACACCACTGGAACTCAAAACAGTGCTAATGGAGTAAATGCCCTCTATCTAAACACCACTGGAACCAATAATACTGCTAATGGAACAAATGCACTATATGCCAACACCACTGGATATATTAACACTGCCACTGGACATTCAGCACTCTTCTCCAACACCACTGGAATCCAAAACACTGCTACTGGAGTAAGTGCTCTCACAAACAACACCACTGGATACAGCAACACTGCCAATGGACAGTTAGCACTCCAAGCAAACACCACTGGATATATTAACACTGCCACTGGACGAGCATCTCTCTACTCCAACACCACTGGATATCAAAACACTGCCAATGGTTATTATGCTCTCTTCGGCAACACTACTGGTTATCAAAACACTGCTACTGGAGCAAGTGCCCTTCAATCAAACACTACTGGGTCCAATAATACTGCTACTGGAGTAAATGCACTTAGTTCCAACACCACTGGGTCCAATAATACTGCTACTGGAGTAAATGCACTCCGAGACAGCACTACTGGAGTCAATAACACTGCCAATGGTTTTCAATCCTTAGTCCATAACACCACTGGGAGCAGCAACACTGCCACTGGATATCAAGCACTTTATTTAAACAGCACTGGAACCCAAAACACTGCTAATGGTCAAAGTGCCCTTCAATTCAACACCACTGGATACAGCAACACTGCTTATGGATTCCAAGCACTCTACTCCAACACCACTGGAGCGTTAAACACTGCCACTGGATATCAAGCACTTTATTTAAACAGCACTGGAATCTACAACACTGCGAATGGATATAGAGCACTCTATTCCAACACCACTGGGCAAAATAATACTGCTACTGGGTTTGAAGCACTCTACTTCAACACCACTGCAAACAATAACACTGCTAATGGTTATAGAGCACTCCGTTCTAATACCACTGGAACCAACAATACTGCTACTGGAACAAGTGCCCTTCAATTCAACACCACTGGATCCAGCAACACTGCTACTGGACTCCAAGCACTTATCTCCAACACCACTGGAACCAACAACACTGCTACTGGAGTAAGTGCTCTTCAATCCAACACCACTGGAATCTATAACACTGCTAATGGATTCCAAGCACTCTACTACAACACCACTGGAATCAACAATACTGCTACTGGATATGCAGCACTCTTCTCCAACACCACTGGAATCCAAAACACTGCTACTGGAGTAAGATCACTTGAATACAACACCACCGGAACCGATAACACTGCTAATGGATTCCAAGCACTCTACTCCAACACTACTGGATTCTATAACACTGCTACAGGACGAAGTGCACTTTACTCCAACACCACTGGGCAAAATAACACTGCTACTGGACAACAAGCACTTAGTTCCAACACCATTGGACAATTCAACACTGCTACTGGATATCAAGCACTCTACTCCAACACCACTGGAGAAAGAAACACTGCTAATGGACAACAAGCACTCACTGCCAACACAACTGGACTATACAACACTGCTACTGGATTCCGGGCACTCTATTCTAACACCACTGGTTCAAATAATACTGCTAATGGATATTTGGCACTCTCCTCTAACACCACTGGAATTCAAAACACTGCTACTGGATACCAAGCACTCACATCCAACACCACTGGATCAACTAATACTGCTAATGGATACAGAGCACTCTACTCCAACACCACTGGACAGTTAAACACTGCTACTGGAGTTCAAGCACTCTACTCCAACACCACTGGAATCTATAACACTGCTAATGGACTTCAAGCACTCTATTCCAACACCACTGGAATATACAACACTGCTACTGGATTCCAAGCACTCTACTCCAACACCACTGGAGGTTCAAACACTGCTACTGGACTTCAAGCACTCTACTCCAACACCACTGCATCCAACAACACTGCTACTGGAAGAGAAGCACTATACTACAACACCACTGGATCCAACAACACTGCCAATGGATATTATGCACTTGCCGGTAACACCACTGGAACCAACAACACTGCTACTGGGTGGAAAGCACTTACTGCCAACACCATTGGAATCCAAAACACTGCTGATGGATTTAGGGCACTCTTCTCTAACACTACTGGATACGAAAACACTGCTACTGGAGTAGATTCTCTTTACTCTAACACCACTGGATATAGAAATACTGCTAATGGACAAGGTTCACTTGCAAGCAACACCACTGCATTCGGCAACATTGCTATTGGATATAGAGCACTCTACTCCAACACCACTGGAGCAAACAACACTGCTACTGGATATCAAGCACTTTACTCCAACACCACTGGAACCAACAATACTGCTACTGGATTAGAGGCACTCTATTCCAATACCACTGGAACCAACAACACTGCTACTGGAACTGCAGCACTTTACTCCAACACCACTGGAAACTACAACACTGCTACTGGACATTCAGCACTCTATTCCAATACCACTGGAATCCAAAACACTGCCACTGGATATGCAGCACTCTTATTCAACACCACTGGATTAAATAATATTGCTACTGGATATAGAGCACTCTTCTCCAACACCAATGGATACAGCAACACTGCTAATGGATTCCAAGCACTCTACTCCAACACCACTGCAAATAATAATACTGCTACTGGACGAAGTGCCCTCCAAGCAAATACCATTGGAACCAATAACACTGCTACCGGAATAAATGCACTCTTATCCAACACCACTGGAAATAATAATACTGCTACTGGACGAAGTGCCCTCACCTCCAACACCACTGGACAACAAAATACTGCTAATGGATCACTTGCCCTCCACTCCAATACTACTGGAACCCAAAACACTGCTAATGGATATATAGCACTATATTCCAACACCACTGCAAACAATAACACTGCTAATGGTTATGCAGCACTCTTCTCCAATACCACTGGAAACTACAACACTGCTACTGGACATTCAGCACTCTATTCCAATACCACTGGAAACTACAACACTGCTACTGGACTAGGTGCACTTTACTCCAACACCACTGGAATCCAAAACACTGCCACTGGATATGCAGCACTCTTATTCAACACCACTGGAATCAACAACACTGCTACTGGACTCCAAGCACTCTATTACAGCACTACTGGAACCCAAAACACTGCTAATGGATTAAGTGCCCTTCAATCCAACACCACCGGATCCAGCAACACTGCTACTGGATATCAAGCACTTTACTCCAATACTACTGGATTTAGAAATACTGCTAATGGATATAGAGCACTCTTCTCCAACACTACGGCATTAAACAACACTGCTACTGGATGGGAGGCACTTCGCAACAACACTACAGCAGAAGGAAACACTGCTGATGGATGGAGAGCACTCCAAGCAAACACCACTGGATCCAACAATACTGCTACTGGATATGCAGCACTCTATGGCAACACTATTGGAAGTGCCAACAATGCTAATGGATATAGGGCACTTCAAGCAAATACCACTGGAGCAAACAACACTGCTACTGGAGTATCTGCACTCTACTCCAACACCACTGGAGCCAACAACAATGCTAATGGATATCAAGCACTTTATTCCAACACCACCGGTAACTTCAACAGTGCTTATGGGCATCAAGCACTCCGTTCCAACACCACTGGAGTCAGCAACACTGCTACTGGGTATGCAGCACTCTATAATAACACCACTGGAACTGAAAACACTGCTAATGGAGTAAATGCACTCGCAAACAATACCACTGGAATCAACAACACTGCTATCGGCAGTTCTGCAGGTTCTACCATCACAACAGGAAGCAATAATACCTTCCTTGGTTATAATGCCCAACCTTCTTCTGCAACAGTATCTAATGAGATTACACTTGGGGATACTAATGTAAATACCTTAAGAGTTCCCGGTCTTGGTTTCTATGGTGTAAGAACCAATACAACAGTCGCAACCACTTCTACAACTACCATAGATAGTATTGTAGTTGCGACTTATCGTTCTGCAAGAATACAGATACAGATTACTCAAGGAAGTAACTATCAAGTCTCTGATGTTCTTCTCATTCACGATGGAACGACTGCTTCCATTATTGAATACGGAACACTCGCAACTGGTTCCACATTAGGCACTTATAGTGCTATAATAAATAGTGGAAATGCACTTCTTCAAGTTACTATGGGTAGTGCAACATCATCTGCGGTGAAAGTATTAAGTTACCGAACTGTAGTTTGATAAATAGTTAAACCAATCATTTCATAAAAGAAAAATGGCAAAATACTCTGAAAATTGCGACAAGACCTTATCAAAGGCAGTTCCTACCGTAACTACAAATGGTATTGTAAAGTCTTGGGAACTTGAAGTAGTATATTCTTATCCTGCTGCAGGTATCACCACGACTGATACTCAACTTCGTAGAAAGTATAACGAAACCGAACAGGTTGAGTATCTCGACAAGACTCCACAAGAGTTTACCAAGGCTGAGTTGTTCTCATTCCTCAATATCTCACAATACGATATGGTATTTGACTCTACTTATGAGTCGGTGGTTCTTCCTCCTACAGAAAATAGAGATACCTCATTTGATCTCAATTCATTAGACGACTAATTCTTAATCTAATATTATGACTAAAGAATATAAAGGTTTTGCGACCGTTGAGCAACAAGAAGAAGTAAAAGTAAGAAGAGTTCTTATCGGCACACCTGCTCTGGACGGTAAAGTTCAGGCTTGGTATGCCGATTCTCTTTCCAATTCAATCAAAGTATGTGCCGGAAATGGAATTGATTTGCAACCAGTCATTTTAATTGATGAGAGCATTCTGCCAATGGCACGAAATGAACTTCTAAACATTGCATATCAAGATAACTATGAGTCTATTGTTTTTATTGATGCAGATCAAGTATGGGATGCAAGAGCACTTTTAGATGTTATCAACTCCCAGCACGATGTAATTGGTCTTCCTGTGGTATCAAAGACTGATGAACCGGGAAACTTTAATGTAAAACTTAAAGGTATCGACCAAATTGAAAAAGACGAACAAGGAAACATTAAGGTTGATGCAGTAGGAACTGGATTTCTAAAACTTTCCAGAAAAGCACTCGAAGCACTGTGGAACTCAAATCCAACTACATTGTTTAGAGGAAAAGAACTTAAGTTAATTTGTGAGTATGCAACAAATTATAATGAGTTTGTTGGAGAGGATATTTACCTCTGCACTAAACTCAAAGAACTTGAGTTTGATATTTGGATCAATCCAAATGCAACCTGTGCTCATATTGGAAGTAAAGTATGGATGGGAAACTTTGCACACTTTCTTGAGTTTCTAACAACACAACAACCTGAAGAAATTCAAGAATGAAACAGTTTTATTTCTTGAGTGGTGTTCCTCGTAGTGGGAGCACCGTTTTTGCTACCTTGATTTCACAAAATCCAAATATACATACCACTCCAACAAGTCCGTTGTTAGATTTACTTCTAACAACCAAACCAACTTGGAAACAGGTATCTACATTTCAAACAAATACACACCCAGAACAATACTCAAATATTGAAAGAGGTATTATTTCTGGGTGCTATCAGCACATCAAAGAACCGATTGTATTAGAAAAGCATCGGTCTTGGGCAAAGTATGGTTCTTATATTCAATCTACATTTCAAACAACTCCAAAGATTATCTGCACCACCAGAAGAATCAGTGAAGTTTTAGCATCTTTTGTTTCTATCATCAATAAGTCAAAGAAGATTACTTATATTGATAGAGAACTGATGAATACAAATAAACCAGTCAATAATCAAACAAGATGTAGATTATTATGGGAGAATTATATCAGTGTTCCTTGGAAGAGTTTAAAGATTGGATATGAAACTCAAAAAGAACATTTGTGTTTTATTGATTATGAAGAGATTGTAAACTCACCAGAAGAAACACTGAAGAAGGTTTATGAGTTCTGTGAGTTAGAGTATTATTCTGGGCACTACTTTGAGAACTTAAGTAATCCATCACCAGAGAATGATGATGCTTATGGTATTCAAGGACTGCACGATGTAAGAAAGAAACTTGGCAGAACCAGTCCAAAACCAGAAGATGTACTTGGTGAGGAATTGGTTGAGTATTATGATTCTTTGAAACTAGAATTTTGGAAGAATAAATAGAAATAAGAAAAGATATTAGAAATAAATGCCTGCGAATCGTATTGGTTTTAGTACAGACTTTGTTCTAGTTGATAGTAGAATTGGTATTGGGACGGCAAATCCAACATATAAACTACAGGTTGTTGGTGATTTTGGTGCTACTACCAAGTCATTCTCCATTCCTCACCCAACAAAACCGGGACTGACTTTAAGACACGGTTCACTTGAAGGACCTGAAAATGGGGTTTATGTTCGTGGCAAAACAACAGAGTCTATTATACCTCTACCAGATTATTGGACTGGTCTGGTTGATGAGGAAAGTATTAGCGTGAACCTGACTCCAAAGAATGGTAAGTTGCACAGTGTTGTTGGGATATCAAGTAACATAGTAGAGATTGAGTGTGTTGGTGGTGAAATTGATTGTTACTTTATGATACTTGGAGAAAGAAAAGATGTTGCGAAACTAGTTGTGGAATACTGAGGGGATAAAATAAAATGTCTGCCATACACGGAGTAAACTATGGGGCACCCACACTAGATCTTAACTTTGCCAAGAACAAGAGTCTTATTGATACTGTAACTGGTAGAAATCTTGTTACTTTTACTAGATCCCAAACAGCAAGAGGAGCAACTTATGTGGGTGCTGATGGTCTTATTAAGACTGCTGCTGCTAATGAACCAAGATTCGATCACAACCCGACAACGGGGGAAAGCCTGGGGCTATTGGTGGAGGAGGCGAGGACCAATTTGATTACTTACAGCCAAGCTTTTAACAACACCAACTATTCCATTGGATATGATGGCGGTGGATTTACGGAAAATGCAACTGTTGCGCCAGATGGGACTTTAACGGCATCAAAATTGACAAGGAATACAGGCACTAGTGGCGCTTTCTGGGGTAAATACAATAGGCAATCCATTCCAGTTACCAATGGGACCGCTTACACTCTTAGCTGCTTTTTGAAAGCAGCAGAAATTACAACGGTTCAACTTTACGGTGATGTTCGGGACGGAGGTGGGTTAGGGTTTTCAGCAGCATTTACACTGACTGGAAGTGGAAGTTATGTATTGTCTAGCGGAACGTCTGCTCAAATTTCCTCCGCTGGCAATGGCTGGTATAGATGTTCGGTCACAGGGACATCCGCCTCCACCGATGATGAAGAACCTGCTTTATTGGTTTTTGGGACAGGAGCAAGCGGGGACGGCTTTTTTGCTTGGGGGTTTCAACTAGAAGCGGGCTCCTTCCCCACCTCCTACATCCCCACCACTTCCGCCACCGTCACCCGCGCTGCTGATGTGGCGAGCATTACGGGGACTAACTTTTCAAGTTGGTATAACCAAAGCGAGGGCACTTTGTTTGCTCAAGCCAGTCTTAACTTTTCCTTGTCCACATCTTCTGTTTTTCCATCTATTTACGAAATAGGAGGATATCCAAATAGATTATGGATGCTGTATCTTAACGGAACAGTTAATCACCTTACCATTGGATCGGATACACATACTAGGAATCTTGGAACATTTACTTCGTCTCCGCAATCATTCAAGGTTGCTCAAGCCTTGTCAAATACATCTCTTACCTATAGTGCTAGTAAGGATGGAGCAGCGCCACTAACTGGATCATTATTCAACGCAGTTACAGGGTTGTCTGCGATTTCCATTGGACCAAATGTGGGCGCCACCAAACACATCGCCCGCCTCACCTTCTACCCCGTCCGCCTGCCCGATGCCACTCTCCAATCCCTCACAAAATAAAAATGTTAGAGTCTTTGCCTGATGATAAATACTAATATGCATATTGTAGAGTAGAGATGTCTCAGTTTAATAATATTAAAATTACTCCAAATGTAGGTGCTACTGGTGTAGGAACTAATCCAAAGATTGAGTTTACCGGTGCAGGTAATTCCACGATTACTCTACAAGTATCCAGTGCTTCTACTGGTGGTTTATTATTTTATGGTGCAAATGGTGAGATGCTATCCATTGTGGATGCACCAGAAACATTTCCTTCATTTTCGGTAAATGATCGTTTTAGTATTCCAATTATTGAAGCATATCCAAGTGGTAACGTATTTTTATCATCATATCCGGGATATCAAGTAGGTATTGGAACTACAGGATTCTCTCAGTCAAATTATAAGTTTGAGGTTTATGGTGGATTAAAGGTTGATGATATTAGTAGTGGATCCGGTAAGTTTAATGCAAATATTTCAAGAAGTATTGTTGCATCACCGACTGGTGTTCTAAATCCTATTCTTACATTACCATCAACAGCAAATAAAGACTATATTATACACTCAATTAGTGTGGCAAATAAGGCACGATATCAACCAGCAGGAGCAGGAGCAACTGTTGGTATTAATACTTTGGCAGGTGCCGTGACTCGAATTGTAACGGGTGGTGTTGGAACTGGATATACGGCAGGAGATGTATTTGTCAGTATGGGAACCACTGATTTATTAAATCGTATTTGTGGTCTTGTTGGAATTGCGACAACTTCTTTCGTTGGTGTAGGAACAACCGGAGATCCTGCCTATGCCGGTATCACAAGTGCGATTGGTATTGTAACGGCAGTCTCTGGCGGTGCAATTACTGGTGTTGCACTGACTTATAATGGATTTGGATATACTACACCACCCGTTGTAACATTCCAAAGTCCGGTTGCGGGAGGAACAACAGAAACTGGAACCGCAGTATTAACACTTGGAGAAGTCACTGCAGCATATCTTAATGTGCCGGGAGAAGGTTATACAATTCCACCAAATGTTTCAATTGCTTCAACCACTGGAATTGGCGTACAAATTACTAGTGATGTGGATAGTGATGGAAAAGTTATAAGGTTGAATTTACTCAATAGAGGTTATGGATATTCTAAATTAAATCAATTTGGAAACAGTGAGGAGAATGAGGTTTATATTTCACAACCGGGACTTGCAAAAACAGAAGTCGGTGTGGATATAATGTATCGTAGAGCACCAGTTGGAACGGCAAATACAATTGATGCTTATATTGCCTTTGATGTTCCTATTCCTGTTGGTGGTGTGCTTGAAGTTCTTAAGCAACCGGCAGTTATGAATCCAAATGATTCAATTCATATTCGTGGTGTAGATGTGTATGGATCTGGACTTTCTGATGCAATAGATGTTCATATTGCCTATGAAGAAGAGAATAGCACTGCATTTGTTGGGTTGAGTACCGCACTTGGTTCTACAATTGGTCTGGGAGTAAGTGTATCGGGTACACTTCTCAGTGCAACAACCAATCCAATTCTTCTACAGTCCCTAAGACTTACAAATACCGAATTTGTGGGAGATTATGATACTTCTGTAAAAATCGTCAGTGACCGCACAATTGCTTCACTTGCATCAACTGCGGCATCTAGTGCAACAACATTCTTTGTTGCCGGTGGCATTAACAGCACCGTAGTTACTACTAACAGTATTGTAAGTATTGGAACGTTTATAGATAAAGCACCAATTACTGGAATTGGATCTACTTCATTTACTATTTCAAGAACAAGTCCACTTTCAATTGCAGCAGGAACTGGCGTTACATTCTTTGTATTAGGTTATGATTCGGTTTATTTTGCAAGAAATCTAATGATTCCTGCATATGCATCCGTAGAACTTTTTGATATGCCGAAGAGATTAGAAAGATATTCTTCTCTTGTGATTGAAACTGATGTGGTTGGAATTGATCCAAATATTGCAAGTACGATTGACGTAGATTTATCTGGAAAAATTATCTATTAAAATAATGAGTATCTTTATAGCATTACCTTGTTATGGTGGTTTGGTTTGTGAAAAGACCACGATGAGTTTGTTTAATCTTGGTAAACTCTTTGTTAGAGAAGGAGTTCCTCACGGATTATTTACAGTTGCAAACTCTTCTTTGATTAGTCAAGGAAGAAGTAAGATTGCCAACTTCTTTCTAAATAACACAGATCACGAATATCTATTTTTTCTTGATAGTGATATTGGATTTGACCCTGCTTCAGTATTAAAACTTTTGAGTTCTGGTAAGGATATTACTGCTGCTCCATATCCGATGAAATCTATTCCTTTAAGGTATAACTATAAAACCGCAGTTCCAGAGGAACGTCAAGGAGATTTGATAAAGATAGAACATAATGGAATGGGGTTTGTAATGATTCATCGTAAAGTATTTTATGATATTGCTGCTGCTTATCCTGAACTAAAATATTATCCTTCACTTGATGATAGTAATGTAAAACCAAGTGAGGCAGAATATCATAACTCATATCATTACTTTTTGGAACATAAAAATGGACCTACCTTTATGCCAGAAGACATTAGTTTCTTTTGGAGAGCACGAAGTTTAGGTTATGAGTGTTGGTTAGATACAAGTATTCATTTATCTCATACAGGATCACATCTTTTTGAGGAGAAGTAATGGCAGACATTAGAACTAATATCTTTGGTATTGGTGAGGTTTACGAACTCCAAAAGGAAGGGCAGTGGGTAGGAAGAAATAGAGAGTCTTATAGAGAGTTTGGGTATTTTGCAGGAGGTAATGATGGTGTAGTGGGATCTAGTTATAGTGGTGTTAATCGAATTGATTTTTCAAATGATACCGCAACATCAAATTCAAGAGCAATACTTGCAATCGAAGGTCGTTATCTTTCTGGGGTAAATAATAAAAATTATGGTTATATGAGTGGGGAATCTAATCTGGGACTTTTCAATAAATTTAATTTTGCAAATGAAACTTCAACTAGTATTGGATATTTAGTACCTGGTACAAATATTGGATATACTGGTAATTTATCTAATCCTAATTTTGGTTATTTTTGTGGAGGAGATTACACTGTTCCTGGAGCAACAAGCACTGTAAGAAGAATTAATTTTTCAAATGATACTGCACTATTATCCAATAGAGGTAATCAAACACAAAATAGAAACTTATGTGCCGGAGCAGGAAATTCTAATTTTGGTTATTTAAATGGTTCAAGAAATAATCCACAGTCTTCTGTTGATCGTATTGATTATTCAAATGATAGTGTGCTGTGTCGTGTTCGTGGTCCAATGTCTTTTGGAACCGAACATAGGGGTAATAAAGCAGGAAATTCAAATTTTGGGTGGTTTACTAATAGTTATTCTGCAACATATGTCCAAAGAATATCTTATGCAAATGATTTAGTTTCTGCTAGTGTTCGTGGAAATACAAATTCAACATATAGTGCTAATGATATAGGAAATGGTAATTTTTCTATTTGTTATAGAAGTGGTTCAAGTCCACTCGAAAAAGTTGATTATTCTAATGATACAGTTTTAGCATCCACAAGAGGTAATTTGCATCCACAAAGATTCGGAGAAGCATCTATGTGTGCATCATCATTCGGTGGTTCTCCTGTTTCGTATCTTGGAGCACCTTGGACTGCTACTGCTCCTTTTGGTTATTTTGGTGGTGGGAGAAATACTCAACTTTCTATTGTAGATCGCATAGATTATACTAATGATACAACAACAGCATCAGTAAGAGGTCCATTAACTTTAGCAAGATATGGATTAGCAGCAACAGGAAATTCTAACTTTGGGTATTTTGGTGGAGGATTTAATAGTCCCCCTTTAGAATCTACAGTAGACCGCATAGATTATTCAAATGATTTATCATCTGCGTTATTAAAAGGTCCATTAACTATTGCAAGACATAGAATATCAGCAACTGGAAACTCCAACTTTGGATATTTTATTGGGGGAGGCACTGTAAATGGAAGTCAAAGATCAACTGTAGATCGTGTTAATTATGTAAACGACAGTGTTGTTACATCATCTAGAGGTCCATTAAGTGCAATAAAAACTGCTGGATCTGCAACTGGAAACTCTAACTTTGGATATTATACTGGAGGAGTTGGAGCACCTGGAAATATTGCATTAACTATAACCGATAGGATGGACTATTCAAATGATACCTCAACATCTTCTTCCAGAGGACCATTAAATGCAGCAAGAACTTATATGTCTGCATCTGGAGCTCAAAATTTTGGTTATGTGTTTGGTGGGAGAGATGGTGCTAATAATAAATTATCTTCGATAGAAAGAATAAATTATACAAATGATACTTCTACTGCAGCATTTAGAGGTAATCTTGCAACTGCTGACATGTTTAGAACTGGAGCAACAAGTAGTTCTAATTTTGGATATATTGGTGGTTATGGGGATCCAGGACAATTCTCTACAGTAAATCGTTTGGATTATACAAATGATACTCAAACTGCATCTGTTAGAGGTCCATTAAGTTCAGCAAGATATGAGACTGCAGCATCATCCTCACAAGCATACGGAGGTGCTCCAAATACCTCAGTGGATCCACTCCCTTCTTATATTCGTGCGGCAACAAAATGGATTGATTCTAATACTTTAGATTTGCCATTTAAGAGAGTACTGGGGTCTTATGGGTATTGGACTGGAGGTATACCTGTACCTGCTGATGGGCAGACATCTATAGTAAACCGAGTAGATTATTCCAATGATACCTCCATTTCATCAAGAAGAGGAAATGTTGCACCAAATAAACGGATGTTTTCCACATCTAGTGCAAATTACTTGTATAGTGCTTTTCTCCGTTCTTCTTCATTATGCAGACTTGATTTTTCAAATGATACTGCTGATGGTATAGCAAGGGGTATTTTGTCCGCTTCTGGATATTCCAATTCCACATTATCAAATCTCAATTTTGCGTATTTTCAAGGAGGTGAGTTTTTTGGTTCAAATGTGTACCGATTAGATTTTTCAAATGACTTATCTATTGGTGCAGCAAGAGGAAAAATCCCAAATAATTTTTCTACTGTTAGTGCAAATACAGTTGGCAACTTAAACTATGGTTATTTCAATTGTTCTGCTACGGTATCAAGATTGGATTATTCTAATGATTTATCTATTGCATTAACAAGAGGAAATGCGATAGTATCTAGAGCATATACTAATGCTGGAGTGAGTAATAATAATTTTGGTTATTTTACAACAGGACTTGGAATCAATTCCTCTAGGGTAGAAAGAATGGATTATTCAAATGATTTGTCTACCTCAATATACAGAGGAAATATGTTATACAGTAATGTATATTCATCGGCAGGAACTGGAAATCAAAACTTTGGATATTTTGGCGGCGGATTGAATTTGCCAACGAGTCAAGAAGTTCAAAAAATTGATTATTCAAACGATACAACAAATGCTTCTTTAAGAGGTAATTTACCTACAAAAATGGGATATCATAATGCAACAACCAACGCAAGATCCTCATAAATACTCACAACAACACTAAACATTATGAATTTATTATCAAACATCTTGATTGAACCACAAGTCCTCACACAAGAAGCACTACAAGAACTTCAAGAACACGCAAGAAACTCAAGCACAACTGATCTATCAGTCTTTGACCCAGACAAAACAAATGAGACTGGAGAAACTTCTTGGATTGTTGATAAAAATATAAGAGACACACAAATCATTGAGTTTGGTCCTTTGTTTCCAAAGATTGAAGATCTTTTTAAGAACCTTGTAAGAAACATTATTAATCCTTTTTATGGTATTGAAGTGTGGGATAGTGAAGTTCCACAATTTTTGAGGTATGGTGTAGGAGGTCATTATGCACCTCATATTGATGGTAGGTCTATTTGGGTTGCTCCAAATGGTGATAAGATTTGGAGAAAATCAACAGACAGATCATTATCCATAGTACTTTTTTGTAATGATGGAAACGGTAAAGATTTTGATGGTGGAAACTTTATGTTCCCTGAACTTGGTATAGAAGTTCCACCAAAAGCAGGGACACTTGTGTGTTTTCCATCAGATCAAAACTATTTGCACGGCGTTCGGGAAGTTACTAAAATTCATAATGAAGTTGGAAGATTGGCAATTGTATCGTGGGCTAGAGTTAAAGGAGAAAGAACAAAAGAAGAAGAAGATCAAGAACTTTTAGAAACTTATGGAGTTAACTAAATAATACAAAGATCTTATAAGTTTAGAGAAATGCAATACTTAAAGCATTATTGGGTTCGTAATGGAGAATATCTAACTGAACCAGGTCAAAATGGTGCCCTACAAACTCATCCGGGTATTTCAGGATTGGATGTTCGTTATTGGTTGACTGATGATCGTGGAGTTGATTATTGCCTTTCAACGGTTCCAGATAATACTCTAATCACCGAAGTTGATCCTGGTCTTGAGATTCTTACCAGAGAAGAATGGGATGCAATCGTTGCAACCATTCCTGCACCAGAACCTCAACCACAACCACCCGGTAGTCCTGATTGGAATACATTTAAGCAATCTGCTGTTGCTTCTGTTCTACTCAATACCTTTGTTGGACAATTAATTAGTATTGCACCTGTTGCCGCAACGGCACTTCCTGCAACTCTACTTCTTATTGAATCTGGAAACTATCAAGATTTTGAGAATACTTGGACCGCAATTGAAAACGCAACCACAGTTCCAACCGAACTAATTGCCGAATTCACAACTCTTGCAGAGTCTTGTAATCTGCCAGAAGACTTTGTAAATATTTTTGCTACTTGACACCTGACTCAAAATCCCTTATAATATAAAGGTCTTCAGCATTCCTTGTATCTTTGGGAATGAAGACCCTTTCTGTGGTGAGAAAGGTAAGGTGGTATCATAGGAGGAGAGAAATCTCCTCTTTTTTCTTATATAAATTATTACAGATATTAAACAATTATGAACTTTACCATATATTCTAAGGATGATTGTCCTTTCTGCTATAAAGTTAAACAAGTTTTAGAGTTGACAGGAAATAACTTTGTGGTGTATAATCTTAATAAGGATTTCACCAGAGAAGAGTTCTATGCCGAGTTTGGAGAAGATTCCACATTTCCACAGGTTCTCTGTGACGATAAGAGATTGGGTGGTTGTATCGATACCGTTAAGTTTCTCAAGGAACAACAAATGGTATAATGTCAGACATAAATAATGATATAACACCGAACCGTGGTGTAGAACTTATACTTACTGGAGGAAAAAGAAAACAACCTAAACTTTTTCATCTTATATTTGAGAAGATGATTTCATTCTTCAAACGAGAAGTAACCATCTATCTTGAATTTTCGATAAAGTCAAGGAAAGTCGAGTAGTTTCCCAGGAGAAAAAAAATGTTGGCAACTAGTTTAGTTATAGGTTCATTCTTAACCGTACTATTTTTTATAATGGGTCTCATGTTGGGTTGGGTCGGCAGAGAATATATGATGACTCATCAGGAAGGACCAAAGCAAATTGCCTATCATCCAGAGTTTTATAATAAGGATGGCGATCTTATTGACGAAGAAATCGTTTCCGTAAGATTTGAACCAGGATACTTTGATGGTATTGATGATGAAGATGATGATGAAGAAGAATAAACTCTAAATATCATTAAGATTATAATTACATATTAAACAATTATGACAGCGACAAAAACAAAAGCAAAAACAACTCCAGCGGTAAGTATTGATTTGCCAGCAAATCCTTTTACCTTTGAGGTTCTGAATTTAGTATCTAAGCAAAGAACCAATATTAAAAAAGTTGAAGTTCTACAAAAATATAATGACCCATCACTCAGGGCAATTTTTATCTGGAACTTTGATGAAAGTTTGACATCTGCTCTTCCAGTAGGTATTGTTCCTTATTCAAGTGTGGGAGAGCAAGGTTCATTTAGTGGAACCCTGAGTGAGAAGATTGATGATGCCGTAGGGAAAATGAGTGAACTTGGTTCCAATTCACTTGGATCACAAGATCAGGGTTTTTCATCAATTCGCAAAGAATATTCAAAGTTTTATAATTTTATTAAGGGTGGTAATGATAGTCTGAGTTCTCTTCGTAGAGAAACTATGTTTATTAATGTTCTACAAGGTCTTCATCCTTTAGAGGCAGAGATTCTGTGTTTGGTAAAAGATAAAAAACTTGAGACGAAATATAAAATTACAAAAGAACTTGTTTCTCAGGCATACCCAGAAATTGTATGGGGAGGTCGTTCGTGAGTAAAACTGTAGTAGTAGAGGAAGAAATTATGCAGTGGACTCCAGAAGAAAAAAAAGAAACTTCTTCTCGTTACGGTTGTGAAATTCTTTTTGAACGTACTAATCTTGCTCAAGTAAAAGACCCTTCCCTACCAAATGATGCTTATCTAATTGTGTACCGTGTGAATGATGAGACTCATGTAGACTTATGTCGTGGAACTAGAGTTAAAATCTTTGATATGTACTATGATAAGTTTGGACCCGGATCGGTTCAAAAAATTGACTTTGGATACGGAAGAGTATCTCCTAGACTATGGGGATACAGGGCACCCGAAAAGAAAAGGCGAAAGTGATTTCCTAGAAAGGCGGAAAAAAATCCCCCAAAAAATTCACCCAAAAAGGGTTTTCAAGAGAGGATTGACAAGTCCTCTCTTTTTTTGTATAATGAATTCAAAATATCAATCTAAATGGATACTGAAAGATTAAAACTCATTATTCGGAATATGGAATTGCTTTTAGATTCTCTCAAGGCAGAGATATATTCTGATATACCACAATACAAGTATGATGACATTAAACCAGAGGAAATTGACTATGATGAGGTTTTTTAACTGATGTCCGTAAGAGCAAAAAAACTTGTAAAACTACTAGAAAGATTGATTAGGCAAGATCACTTATATTCTAATGAAGAACTTAAGAAAATGAAATCACAACTGCGAGTTGTCAAAGAAGAACTTGCAGAATTAGAAGCAAAAACATCAAAAGGATTTGGAAAATGAAACCAATTAAAGCAAAAGACCTTCTTGAACTTGACCGTTATATGAAAGTTGTGATGATTCGTCAGACACAACTTCCACAGACTCTTGTTTATCAGGCAGGTAAGAATGATTATAGTGAAGACCCTATTCACACTAAGTTTCCTCCTGCGGAAAAGGAATGTGGCAAATGGGTAATTGAGCAACTTCTGGCAAATGAACGAGGGCACTGGGGACCTCTAGAGCATCCTGCCATTTCTTTGGATTGTGTTGGGTTTGTTCATAATGTAATGGTACAGGCACGAACTCACCGTGTTGGAGTTTCTTTTGATGTTCAGTCTCAGCGTTATACCGGTCGTCGTGTATTGAAGGTTGCGACTGGTGACCTGAAACCTGAAGAGGTTTTCTATGTGCGTCCAGAAGGTCTCTATTTGGACCGTAAAGGGCACAAGTATGAATGGACGAAGGATGACTACGAAAGGCAACTAAAGTTCTGTCTGGCGGCATCTGAGAGGTATGCTGAGGGTTATAATACTCGTGGTATGGCAGAGGAACATCTTCGTGATTACCTTCCTCAGAATATCCGCCAGAACTTTGTGGTTTCGTTCTCTCTCCGTGCCGCACTTCACTTCCTTGACCTTCGTGCTAAACTTGATGCTCAGGTAGAAATTCAGGCATTATGTGAAGGTATGGTTCCAGTAATGAGAGAATGGGTTCCAGAAATCTTTAGTTATTATGAAGATCGCCGTCTTCACAAAGCACGACTTGCCCCCTAAATATTTTGTAAATTATTATACCTTATGTGCCCGACTTATAGATTTGAGAATACAGAAACAGGTGAAATCTTTGAGAAATGGATGCTTATGGCAGACAAAGAACCATATCTCAAAGAAAATACTCATATGAAACCTCTTATACCGACACAAATGAATGTCGGAGAAGCGGCCGATTGGAGGGATCGACTGACACAAAAACATCCTTCGTGGAACTCGGTTTTAGAAAAAGCTAGCAAGGCTCCCGGTTCAACTGTAAAAAAACTATAAACACATATGGCAAGAAGAAAAAGAGCAGAGCAACAAAATGATGTTGGTCTTACCACTCGTCAAGCAAAGCGTAAAAAACCTTTAAGTAGTGAATATCTGGTAGATATTGACCCACTCACTGAGAATCAAAGGAAACTTTTTGATTCTTATGCAGAACAGAAACATTTAGTTGCCTATGGGTGTGCCGGTACGGGTAAAACTTTTTGTCTTTTATATAATGCCCTCAAAGAGGTATTGGATGAAAAGTCTCCATTTGAGAAAGTTTATATTGTCAGGTCTTTAGTTCCTACAAGAGAAATTGGATTTCTTCCCGGTTCTCACGATGATAAGGCAGATATTTACCAGATTCCTTATAAGAATATGGTAAAGTATATGTTTCAGATGTCTTCTGATGCTGATTTTGAGATGCTTTATGGAAATCTTAAGGCACAAGAAACAATTAAATTCTGGAGTACTTCTTTTCTTCGTGGAGTTACTTTGGATAATTGTATTGTAATCGTAGATGAGTTTGCTAACCTTAATTTCCACGAATTAGATTCTATTATTACTCGTGTAGGTGAAAATTGTAAGATTATGTTCTCGGGAGATGCTACTCAAAGTGACTTAATCAAAACAAGTGAAAAGAATGGAATTATTGATTTTATGAAAGTATTGCGTAAAATGCCTTCTTTTGATATAATTGAGTTTGGTGTTGATGATATTGTCCGCTCAGGATTAGTTCGTCAGTATCTTATTGCTAAAATAGAAGAAGGTCTTTAATGTTTAATCATCTTGATAATGTACTTCCTCAACTTGAGAGAGCAACGATTGATGGGGTCCGATATTACAGCATCCCAGATGGAGACCAACTACTCAAGATGGTCTCCATTACCTCAGTAACAAGTCATTTTAATAAGGAAATCTTTGTCAAATGGCGTAAAAGAGTTGGTAATGAGGAAGCAGATCGAATAACCAAAGCATCAACAAGTCGTGGAACTGATATGCATACTTTGGTTGAAAATTATCTTTATAATAGAGACCTTCCTACAGTTCAACCTCTATCAGATTTTCTGTTTAGGATTGCTAAAACAGAACTGAATAAGATTAATAATATTCACTGTCTGGAAGGTGCCATGTATAGTAGGCAACTTGGTGTGGCAGGAACAACAGACTGTATTGGGGAGTTTGATGAGGAACTTGCCGTAATTGACTTTAAGACTTCTAAAAAACCAAAACCCAGAAATTGGATTGAGAACTATTTTGTTCAGGCAATGTTTTATGGTATGGCATATTATGAAATGACTGGTATTCCGATTAAGAAACTAGTAATCATTATGGCATGTGAGAATGGAGAGTGTGTAGTGTATGAAGAAAGAGACCTTAAAAAGTACATGAAACTCGTAGTTGAATACATCAAAAAGTTTGTGAATGATAAACTCGAACAGATGTCTACTTGACTAATTGATTATTATATCTTATAATACATATTATTACTGCTAAACTATGACAAACATACTAGCGACATTCCTAGAGATTAATATAGAAGATATGGAATCACCCGAATCAAATAAAGAATTAGAGCAGGCAATTGAAGATAAGTTTCTTACACCTTCTAAGTTTGCTTTAGAAATTGAAAAAATAGTTGCCGAAGAAAACTGCAATTATATTGATGCCATTTGCCATTATTGTGAAATTAATGGTATTGATATTGAATCGGTTACTAAGTTAGTTTCCAAACCTCTTAAAGAAAGATTGAAGTATGATGCGATTAATCTTAACTTTATGAAGCGAATTTCTAAAGCGAAATTGCCTATCTGATGTCACCCTTTGAAACTTATCAGGCATATTTGGGTATTAAGAATCACTTTTCTAATCCCAAATATGATTACTTTAAATATAAAAAAACAAGAGCAACACTAACTTCGTTTAATAAAAGAAAGGACCGGTATTTTTTCGAGAAAACAAGTCGTAAGTACCAAGATAAAGAAATAGTAGATTTTCTAGTATCAAATTTTGTAGCAGCAGATAGTACAAGTAATTTATGGATTGGACAAATTATAAATTCTGGAGAAAGAACCTACCAAGAATGGATGAAAAGGCAGCAGAGTTTGACTTACTTATTCAAGGAGCAATCGACCGAATTGTTCTCTCAGACAAAATTAGAGAATATATTCGACTGTTCGAAGGGACATCCAATTCTTCTCAAAACATTTCTAAAAAGTGAATTGGCACCTGAAATAATGGTAATCTATGATACAATATTCTCGTATATTAGTGAGTTTGACAAGAAACTTCTGGACCCAGTATGGGAAACCGTAAGTTTAAAAATTAAGAAATACAAACCTTTTCTAAATACAGACATATTCCAGTACAAAAAACTTTTACGGGACATTATAAATGAGTAGTTTTTTTGATTCTGATATTATTCAGGATGAACTAAAAGAAATCAATCAACTTCAAGAGTTTATATACAATAGTATTTTAACTTTTGGTATGATGCCTCGTGAAGATAAACTGGAACATATTGAAAAAATGACAATGTTGCTTGAAAAGCAGCGTATTATGTACACAAGACTTTCTCTTTCCGATGACCCTCAAGCAGTTGAGATGAAAGAAAACTTGAGAAAGTCCGTTGCTCTGATG